GATATGGTGTATACAGTGGAGGAAGTGGCAACAATCATGCGAGCTTCTAAACAGTATGTTTATACACTTATCAACGCAAATCAGATAAGGGTGCTTAAAATCCCTCATACAAGAATAAGAAAGTCAGAGCTTGAAAGATTCTTCAGGGATAATGAGGGAAAGGATTTAACGAATCCGAATGAACCAAAGGATATTGTAATTTAGGAAAGGAAAATAATATGCGACGAGTAGGTTTGATAATTTCGTACAACAAGAGAATTAATGAGAATCTTCGAATTGGTAACACGGAGCTGGCTGCCAAATGGTACACAAGGCTGAGATTGTTGGAGATATTCAGCTTTGTGCCGGAAGGAGCTTACAGACTTCCAACAATATAAAAAAGAGCCGCAGTGAGGCAACACCGCAACTCAGTTAATAACTCAATGATAGTGTAGACCATTTAGGAGGAAAAAGCAATGTATGACTACATATGCAGTAAATGCGGCGGGCATTTGGACCCGGGAGAAAAATGCGACTGCGAGGAAGAGAAAGAGTGTTATCTTCTCAAATTTAAAACATCAAAAAGTGGTCAGTATGAATTTAATTTTAATTCGGAAGGGATGAGTAAATATGCTGTGCATTAATGGCTGTAGTGAATGCGACGGATGTGGAGCATGTCAACAAAGTACGTCTGTTATGACAGATGAATATGGAATACCTATATATGAGGGTGAGCCATATTTTGAAATCAATGGAATTATATATAGTGAGGAAAGCATTGATTTATTTAGAAAATTAGCATAGGAGATATTAAAAGATGAAAGAGATGATTGTGTCTGTAGAACAGACAGAGGGTATTGTAAATATTAGTAATTTTGAAGAAATTAAGGCGAACGTGCAGGCTTCAATGGAATTGTATAAGTCAATGACTTTTACAGAGGATACGCTTAGCGAAGCAAGGAGTACCGTAGCAACATTAAGAAAGCTAAGTAAGCATCTTGATGATAAGAGAAAAGATGTGAAGAAAAAGTGCATGATGCCATACGAAGAATTTGAGAACAAGATTAACGAACTGCAAAATATAATAGCTGAACCGATTGAATTGATAACGAGGCAGACGAAAGAATATGAGGACAAGCGTATTAAACAGAAGAAAGAAGAAATACAGCAGATTTATGATGACTGCATTGAGGGAATGCAGGAATATATACCATTAGAGAGAATTTATGACAGGACATGGGAAAATAAAGGTACATTAGCCAAAAAGATTAAGGAAGCAATAGAGACATACGTAGATAATGCGAAAATGTCTGTTGAAACAATAAAAAATATGCACAGTGAAGCTGAGCAAAGAGCACTTGAAGCATTCAAAAAGACACTTGATTTGTCTGTAGCTGTAAATCTGATTGCAAAGTATGAAGCTGACAAGGCTGAGATATTAAAAAGGGAACAGGAGCGAAAAGCAGCAGAGGAAGAGAGAAAAAGACAGGAAGAAAAAGAGACAGAAATTAAGAAAACAGAAGTGCAGCGTGCTGTAAAAAGTGCAGATGATGCCTTTATAGAGGCTTGTAACAATGCTGAAGATGATATTTCGGCGGCTTTTGATACAGAACCATTTGAACAGCCGCATGAATATGTATTAAAGATATATTGTTCTGAATCTGAAAAGAACAAGATTTGTGAGTATATCAACAGTCTTAAAGTAATGTACAAGGAGGTTTGATATGTCAGATATTAAAAGTATTTATGAGAAGCTTGCACAGATGAGGGTTGAACTCCAATCCAAAAAACTTACTAAGACAGGAAAGAATACATACAGTAAATATGACTATTATGAGCTTTCGGATTTTCTTCCATCATGTAACAGCATTGCAGCATCATATAAAACACTGTTTAAATTTGCAATCAATGAAAACACAGCAAGTCTCACTCTTATTAATCTGGAGGATTTAGATGATGTGATTGAATTTAGCATACCTACAGCCAATGTGAGCATACAAGGAGCTACGGCCATGCAGAATATTGGAGCTGTAACAACTTATGCACGCAGATACCTTTATATGATAGCTATGGAAATAAGCGAAGATGATAATCTCGACACGGCAGACACAGCAGAAAAGGTCACGAAAGAACAGAAGCGGCAAAAGGAAGAGGCTGAACTTAAAGAGCAGGAGGCAAAAGAGGCGGAAATTAAGGCAATGAAGATAAGCAAGCCTAAGATTATGACAATTGAGCAGGAGATAGCAAGAACGGGCGTATCTGTCGCAGCAATATGTAAGCGTTTCAATGTCGAAAGCCTTGAAAATATTACGGAAGGGATATTCCCTGTTGTAATGAAAGCACTAAGGGCCACAGCATCCAAGCAGGTTATTGAAGAATGAAATGTACAGGAAAATATAAAGATGTCTCAATAGATTTCCAGACGTCAAAGCTGACATTGACAGTTGAAGTAAATGAAGATGTTGCTGAGCAATTTATTGATCTGAAAGAAAAAGAGAAGCTGGATATTGAGATTAAGCCGCACAGAGAGAAAAGAAGCCTCGATGCAAATGCTTATTTTCATGTACTTGTTGGCAAGATAGCAGACAAGCAGAGGTTATCAAAGGCACGCATAAAAAACATGCTTTTGGGGCAGTATGGACAGCCAATGGAAGTGTCTGAGGGAGTACCTGCAGTAATAAAAACAAACATACCTATAGAAGCTGCATTTGAAATGGAAGAGCCGCACTTGAGATATATCAAATATGAAATTGAGAATGGCGGTGAAGTGTATTTTTACAAAATCATAAGAGGAAGTCATACATATAACTCTTATGAAATGTGTGTATTAATTGACGGAACAGTTGCAGAAGCTAAAGATATTGGAATAGACACAATGTCACCGGTGGAACTGGCACAGATGAAAGAGAGGTGGAATCTATGAGCAAGAGACTTACAAGCGTACTTACGGATAACATGGATGAATGTATATTTTCGCACACGACTCCGGTAGAAAGGCATCATATATTTGGAGGTGCTAACAGGAAAAGAAGCGAGAAGTATGGATTTGTTGTACCGCTTAGACCTGATTTACATCCAAACGGTGTGCATGCAGGACCACAGGCAAAAGCGATAGATAAGGTGTTAAAGCAAATGGCACAGGAATATTATGAAATTTACTATGGTACACGTCAGGAATTTATTAAAGAATTTGGGAAAAGCTATCTTTGACTTGTGCAGTTTACAAGCTCCGGATCATACCGGAGCAGAAAGGAGAGGGATGGAGTACGGATTTACAATAAAAGGAACACTTCCGGGATTAAATGAATATCTGAAGGCAGAGAGAAGTTTTCGCAATCATCATAGCAATGGCAATGATATGAAACAGCAATATCAGATAATTATAGCAAACGCTGTAAGGCGTGATTTGAAGAATCTACATATAAATAAGCCTGTGATGATTAAATATGACTTTTATGAGCCAAACAGAAAGCGTGACCTCGATAACATTGCGGGTGTCGCACACAAATTTATACAGGATGCACTTGTTAAGTGCAGGGTGCTTGATAATGATGGTTGGAACAACATAACAGGATTTGAAGACAAATTTTATATAGATAAGCATAATCCGCGGATAGAAGTGCTTATTAAAGAGGTAGTTTGATGAGAATACAATATTTATCTCAGATTAACGCTTTTGAAAGGTGGCTCGAAAGTCATTACTTGCCGGGGTCAGCACAGTTGTTGTACTACAAACTGTTAAGTATTAACAACATGGCTGGGTGGAGCGAGTGGATACAAGTAGATAACCAGCGAGTAATGTCACGTTGTCTGATTACAAGAGAGGCTACGCTCATCGAAAACAGAAATAAATTAATTGAAGCCGGGCTTATAGAATTTCAGAGAGGAAAAAAAGGCAGTCCTAATAAATACAAAATAAACCCTTTCAAATCCGAAGTGCAAACCGTAGGAGAAACCGAAGTACAAAACGTAGGGAAAAGCGTAGGGAATACCGTAGGAGAAACCGTAGCCATATATAGATATAGAAAAAGACAAGATAATAATACGCACATGCGTGAATCAAAAAACAAATTTAATAATTTTAATCAGCGGGAAGATGATGTAAATGAATCCGAGCTGATTGATAACGGAGGTTAAGATGGTAAACACAGAAGAGGTCATTAAAAAGGCAAAACAGGCTATAAAAATATGTTCTGACATAGACACAGCAAGAGCATATGCGTCAGACATAGCAAGCGGCAAGGCTACGCTTGCAGTTACAGATTACAGCGGCAGCAGTCTGTCACTTGATGAATGCTTCGGCAAAGATGTCACAAAAGAAGTCAAAAATATTATAAATTTCAGCGTTGACAACAAGATAAAACAGCTTGAGGAGGAGCTTGAAGCAATCAATACACCCAGTAGAAAGAAAAGGGATTAAATACAAGGGTGACGGATTAACAACATGCCGCATCTGCGGCAAATATCTGCCGTTTCTATCACATAACGCACAAGACTGGGCTTGGAAACTGAAAAAGGGCAGATACACATATAACTACTGTTCGTATACACACATGCGAGCAGACGAAAAATGACAGAAGGGAGCCGAACCTCCGGCCGGGGCAACGATATATCGGGTTCCTTTGAAAAATGACATATAAAGAATTTTTGGAAAGCAAGATTATACTTGCACAAAACAGTGGATTTGAAGTTGAACCTGGAGAGGTAAACAAGGCATTAAAACCGCATCAGCGTGACGCTGTGATGTGGGCATTAAAAGGCGGCAGACGTGCATTGTTTGAATCTTTCGGTCTTGGAAAGACAGTACAGGAGATAGAATTCTGCCATCTTGCGGCAAAACATGACGGCGGCAGGGCGTTGATAGTGCTTCCACTTGGAGTAAAACAGGAGTTTACAAGGGATGCTGTTGAGGTATTAGGATACGAAAAGCCTGAATACTGCCGGAACATGGAAGAAGTAGAAAACAGTACAAGTGAGATTGTCATAACGAATTATGAGAGAGTAAGGGATGGAGATATTAAACCGGATTATTTTGTTGCGACATCACTAGACGAAGCAAGTGTATTAAGGTCTTTTGGCAGCAAAACATATCAGACATTTCTTGATAAATTCAGAAATGTGAAATATAAGCTGGTGGCAACTGCAACACCTTCACCCAATAAATATAAAGAGCTTGTTCACTATGCTGGTTATCTTGAAGTCATGGACACAGGTCAGGCTCTTACAAGATTCTTTCAAAGAGACAGCACTAAGGCCAATAGTCTTACGCTGTACCCGAATATGGAAGACGAGTTTTGGATGTGGGTTTCGTCATGGGCGTTGTTTATAACAAAACCTTCAGATTTAAACGAAAACTATTCTGATGCCGGTTATGATTTGCCGCCGCTTGACATACGCTGGCATGAGATTCCGGTACATTATGGAGATGCTGCAGATAAAGACGGGCAGATGCAGCTTTTCCGAGAGGCAGCAGAAGGGTTGAAAGAAGCTGCACAGGTTAAACGTGAAAGCATAGAAAAACGTGTTGAGGTAATGAAACAGATTGTTGAAGAATCCCCGGACGAGCATTTTATATTATGGCATGATCTTGAAAGTGAACGGCATGCTATAAAAAAGGCACTGCCGGAGACAGTGGATATATACGGCTCACAGGATTATGAACTGCGTGAGAAGAGAGTGGTTGATTTTGCAGATGGAAAGACGAGACTGTTTGCAACAAAGAAATCGCTTTCGGGTTCGGGCTGTAATTTTCAGAAATACTGTCACAGGGAGATATTTGTCGGTATTGATTATGAATTCAATGATTTTATACAGGCAGTACACCGCTGTTACAGATTTTTGCAGAAAGAAACAGTTGTTATTGACATAATTTACATGGAAAATGAACGTCAGATAAAAGAGGCACTGCTTGAGAAATGGAAAAACCACGACAGGATGGTTGAAAAAATGATAGGAATAGTAAAAAAATACGGACTTAATTCAGAAAGCAAAACGGAAAGGCTGGAGCGTAAAATGGGAGTTACAGGAAGCAGGGAAGAAAGAACAGTTAAAGGAAATCACTATACTGCCGTATATGGTGACTGTGTGGAAGAAACAAGGTATATGCAGGATAATTCAGTTGATTTGATACATACATCAATACCATTTGGAAATCATTACGAATACAGTGCCAATTATAATGATTTTGGACATAATCAGGACACGGATAGGTTTTTTGAACAGATGGACTTTCTTACACCTGAGTTATTAAGAATATTAAAACCGGGCAGGGTTGCAGCCATACATGTAAAAGACAGGGTGCTGTTTGGAAATGCTACAGGTACTGGCATGCCAACAATAGAACCGTTTCATGCATTATGTATAAACCACTATATGAAGCATGGATTTCAGTATTTCGGAATGATTACAGTTGTAACGGATGTAGTAAGGGAAAATAACCAGACGTACAGGCTGGGCTGGACTGAGCAGTGTAAAGATGGTTCAAAAATGGGCGTAGGCTGTCCTGAATATATTCTGCTTTTTCGTAAATTACCGACTGACAGAAGCACAGCATATGCAGATGATCCTGTAGTAAAGTCAAAAGAAGAATATACAAGGGCACAGTGGCAGATAGATGCACATGGCTACTGGAGATGTTCGGGAGACAGGCTTGTCAGCAAGGAAGAATTAAAAGATTTTCCTGTTGAGAAGCTGCAGCAGGCATATAGGAAATACAGCCGTGAAAATATATACAGCTACAGTGAGCATGTAAAACTTGCGGAGGAACTTGATAAGGACGGCAAATTACCGGCTACGTTTATGGTGGTTGCACCCGGTTCTTGGAACACACTTGAGGTGTGGGATGATATAAACCGAATGAAAACACTTAATACTACACAGAGCCGCCGCAGGGCACAGCTTCATGTATGCCCTTTGCAGATAGAAATAGTCGAAAGAATCATAAACAGATACAGTAATAAAGGTAATGTTGTACTCGACCCGTTTGGCGGACTTATGACAGTACCAATGACCGCTGTAAAAATGGAACGTTATGGTTATGGAATAGAATTAAATCATGATTATTTCAGGGACGGCGTTGGATATTTACAGGCAGCAGAGAATGAGGTTGACGCACCGACGTTGTTTGATTTTATGGAGGCTTAATATGATAAACGGGGAGTTAATAGTTGATAATTTTGCTGGTGGGGGCGGTGCCTCCACCGGAATAGAAGAAGCTACCGGCTTTAGTGTGGATATAGCAATTAACCATGATCCTAAGGCTGTTGCAATGCATAAAGCAAATCATCCGAACGCGAAACATTATTGCGAAGATGTATGGCAGGTAGACCCAGTGCAGGTATGTAATGGGCATCCTGTGGGGCTTACTTGGTTCTCTCCAGATTGTAAACATTTCAGCAAGGCAAAAGGCGGTAAGCCAAAGGATAAGAATATAAGAGGCCTCGCATGGGTAGCATGCCGGTGGGCAGGACTTGTAAGACCAAGAGTGATCATGTTGGAAAATGTGGAAGAATTCAAGACATGGGGACCACTGAACAGAGGACATCATCCAATAAAAACAAAGCAGGGCAAGACATTTAATAAGTTTGTAAGCCAGCTACAGGATTTAGGTTACGAAGTGCAGTTCAGGGAGCTTGTGGCAGCAGATTATGGAGCACCAACCATGAGAAAGAGATTCTTTATGGTTGCAAGATGTGACAAGAGACCTATTATATGGCCAGAACCAACACATGCACCGGCGGACAGTGAAGCCGTGAAAAAGGGATTGCTAAAGCCTTATGTTGGAGCATGTACACAGATAGATTTTAGCAGACCATGCCCCAGTATATTTGATACATCTGAACAGATAAAAGAGAAATATGGAATAAAAGCGATAAGACCATTAGCACCCAAGACAATGGAAAGAATCGCAAGAGGCCTAAAGAAATTTGTTTTGGATAATCCAGAGCCTTTTATTGTTCAGTGTAATCATGGTGGAGATAGAAGACCGCTGGATACTAAAGAACCATTGCCAACAATTACAGGTAAACATGGATATGGAATTGTAGAGCCATACATGGTTCAGATTGGACAGACTGGTTTTACAAAAGACCGGAGCAAGAATATTCAGGAGCCGCTATCTACCATAGTAAGTAAAAACGAGCATTGTTTAATATGTCCTACGCTTATCCAGTATCACTCAGAGACTATTCATGGAAAGGTAAGAGGTCAGACAATAGATAATCCAATAATGACTATAGATGGTTCTAATAGATATGGGCTGGTTTTATCGAACCTTATTCAGATGAATAACCATTGTGACGGAAGAGATATAAAGAAGCCTCTTCCAACTATAACAGCAGGTGATGGACATTTCGGAGAAGTAAGGGCATTTCTTGTTAAATATTATGGGGATGCTACAGGACAGGATATTAAACATCCTCTCGATACAATTACCACAAAGGACCGGTTTGGTCTTGTAACAATAGAAGGTACAGATTATCAGATTGTTGATATAGGACTAAGAATGTTAGAGCCTAGAGAACTATATGGATGCCAGGGATTCCCAAGTGACTACATAATTGACCATGATTATACAGGCAAGCCATATCCAAGAGCGGAGCAGGTTAAGAGATGTGGCAATTCTGTTAGTCCAATGGTACCTAATGCACTGGTAAGGGCTAACCTTAACGAATTATGCATAGCACAGAGAATGCCTAACTGCAGTTTAAACGAGGAAAAGACAGGGCAATTAAGATTTGCCTAAGTATTGTTCTTTGACAATTGAATAATGACGGATATAATATAAATATAAGGAGGTATTAGCAGATGAAAGATGAATTTCTTGTTAGTGCAGAGAGAATCGTTAATGAAAACAGAGAAAAAATAAAGTATTTTTTGGAAAGTGAGTCTGTTTTATTTGATGATGAATTAGAAAATTGTGCAAGCTCACGAACTATATTAAGAAAAGTGCCTGAAGCAATAAGTAATATTTTTGGTATAAGTGATTCTATAGTTCAAAGAGCGGAGTTTGATGTGGGACGCGAATATAGAGGTGTTTTTTATAAAACGACAGATAATATATCATTGGATACAATAAAAGGCATAATGAAAACAAGATATGAATAAAAAATATAAAGCCAGCCGTCATTATTTGAAGGCTGGTATTTTTTATTCAAAAAAGGGAAATGAGAGGTGAAAGGGTGAGCAGAAGACGACATAAACACTTATGTGAATATACCTGTTGCGAGCAGTGTTCTAAGAGTGTGGCAGCAGTAGAGGAAAACTGTAAATCAATAATAACGGAATTAAAAAGATATGTAACATTAAAAAGCAGCAGGTCTTAATGAAGACATAAACAGAGTAAAAAGCGGTACCTATTAATTCAAAGTCAAATATATATCACAAAATTGACGGCAGACCCGGGAGTTTCGGCTTCCGGGGGAAAGGAGAAAATGGAAACGGGTGTCCCTTGTTCAAACATCAAAGGATGGTTCATTTAATCTTTGTGGGGAAATTTCTTACGACATATATGATTGCTTTTACGATGATGGAAGAATAATGAAGCATGGAATGTATGTCGGACAGGAACGCACGAAAATTGGAAAAGTCGTATTCTTCACAAAAGCCGAAGCAGAAGCAAAACTGAAAGAATTGGGAGGTGGAGAAAATGGCAATTAGAGCATTATTACACATGAACAAATTAAAATATTTTGAAAGCTGGCTTGAAAAACAGGGATATATGATTTTGCCAGCATCTAAAAATCCATATGAAATTTTAAGAGCAAAAAAAGATAAAGATACAGTAATTATCTATCAAAAAGGCAACAGCAAAGAGCATTTATCAATTATGGATAAAGACTATGCTTTGATACATAAATTCATAATGGAAAGTAAGTCAAACACCAATGCCGACATGAAAAACAGATATAATCAATAAGGAAGTGGATATATGAGTTTAAAAGGGAATGTAAAAGAGTATTTAAAACAGTTAGCAGATTTAAAGGAGGAATATAAGGACAAGCAGCAGGCTACATTAAGGCTTAAACAGTATATTGATAAATTAGAAAAAGAGGGAGCCGTTATTGACAGCGTTTCGGGAGGAAATGGCGGGGAACAGCATTTTAAGATTGAAGGTTTCCCATATCCAATATATACGGAGAAAAAATCACAGTTATTATTGAGAAAAATTAAGTTACAGGAGCTAGAAGAGAAGATACGGCAGCAGATAGCTGTGGCAGAAGAATTTATTAATTCGGAACCAAACAGCAGGATAAGAAGACTTCTTACATATCGCTATATTGATGAATTGACATGGGTTCAGATAGCTCACAGAATGGGAAAAAATCATACAGCAGATAGTTGTCAAAAGGCACTTGAAAGATATTTAAAAAAATTATAAGTTTGTCGTAAATGTCGTACTTTGATGTGATAATATTTAAACTGGAACAGATGAAAAATTCATTGAACCATAGGCTGATGACAGCCAATACAATCATTAAAACTCCCCCCTCTGAGGCATCGGCGAAAGCTGGTGCCTTGTTTTGTTGACTTTTGATGTGATTAGTTATATTATAAATATAATTAGGAGGATTAAGAATGGGAGAAATTATTGGAAAAATTATTGGAAAAATTAGTGAAAAGTTGCCAGCAGATTTTGTTATAAAAAAAGGAGAACAAGCTTTAATTATAGTAGTTTCAAGCATCTTGCCAACTGTAATTTTATTCTATCTGTGGGATGAACATATGTATTATGATAAGGACTTAATAAGAACCATTATTTTAATATTGGCTGTTTCATTGTGTACATATTTTTATTATTGGTTAATTGCTTGTATGGGAGATACATTAGTATATGGCTTTAATAAAGATGATAAGAGCGAAATATACATAATTATTTCGGCAGCGTTTATGAATTCGATTACTGTATTATTAAGTATATTAATGCTGTTGCTTGAACATGAAAAATATAGCAAAAAATTTTATTTGGCAATAGTTTTGGCTCTATCAGCACTTTGGATTATTTTATCTTTAAAAGAAAGTAAAAAAGAAGATAAATATCTTAAAAAAATAAAATACAATCATATGAAAAATACTATTAGTGAAAACGAAGAAGCGTGCAACACGTATAATGAAAATATTAAAGAAATTATAAATGTTGATAAAAAAATAAAAGATAAACAAAGTGCAATAAAAACATTACAAATAGAGAATGCCAATACGGAAAAATTTAAAAGGAGCTGATTGCATGTCATTAACAGCAAAACAGAAGCGGTTCTGTGATGAATACCTTATAGACCTTAATGCCACGCAGGCGGCTATTAGGGCAGGATATTCAGAAAAAACAGCGTATAGAACAGGAGCAGACAACCTCAGAAAACCTCAGATTGAAGAATATATAGCAAAGAGACAAAAAGAGCTATCAAGGAGTACAGAGATAACCCAGGAGAGAGTTATCAAGGAACTTGCCTTGATAGCTTTTTCTAATAATGCTGATTATGCACATGTGGTTGAAAAGAAGATGAAAGCAGAAGTAGGTGGAGCACTTGTGGATGTGCTGGATGAAGATGGTAAACCTGTTATGTATAGAACAGTAGAGCCGGTACTTACGGAAGAACTTACAGAGGAACAGAAGAGGGCACTTGCTGTTATCAAGAAAGGCAGAGAGGGGTTAGAGGTTAAGTCCTGCGACAAGGTTAAGGCCTTAGAGCTTCTTGGCAAGCATTTAGGCATCTTTACAGACAAGATAGAAGCCAATGTAAACGATACAACCAGGAGCGAGCTTTCAGAGCTTCTTGCACAGCGGAAGGCAAGAGGTGACCCAGATGCTTTTAAGTGATAAATATTGGGATTTCATAGACACACCAGCAAGAGCAGAGTTCCTTGAAGGTTCAACTGCATCCGGAAAGACAACAACAGTAGCTGTTAAGTTTATTATGAATGTAGCTGAATCAGACATGAAGCTGCATGTTATAGCTGGTAATACGACAGGTGTTATTGAGAAGAATATCATAAACGCAGATATGGGTTTGCTTCAGATATTTCCCAATCTGGAATATTGCGGTAATGGTGATAAAGAAAATAAACTTCCGCATATCAAATTCAGAGACGGGAATGTTATCAAGATAATATATATTCTCGGTTACGATAATGCCAGTAAATGGAAAAATGCACTTGGAAGCCAGTTTGGATGTGTATGGGTAGATGAGTGCAACACAGCTAACATAGACTTCATACGAGAGATATTCGGACGTTCTGAATATTTTGTAGGTACGCTTAATCCCGATGCACCTACATTACCTATATATTCAGAGTACATCAATCACGCAAGACCGATTGATAAATACAAGTCAGATGTACCGGAAGAAATCTGGAAAGACCTTAATAGCTGTGAGCCAATTAACGGCTGGGTGTACTGGTTCTTCACATTTGAAGACAATATATCCATGACACCAGAGAAGATAGAACAGAAGAAAATGAGCTATCCTTCTGGTACTAAGATATATAAAAACAAGATATTAGGATTAAGAGGCAAGGCTACAGGTCTTGTCTTTTCTAATTTCTGCAAGAGACATGTTATTACTAAAGAACAGACAAAGGCATTTATTAAGCGAGAATATGACGACAAGCAGACAGAATGGTATGTAATATACACAAGCGGACTTGATACGGCATATTCAACAAAGAGCCCAGATACTATTGCAATGTCTTATATGGGAATAACAAACAAGGGCAAGCTGATAGTGCTAGATGAAAAGGTGTATAACAATGCAGAACTTGATATACCAATAGCTCCATCTGATACAGTAAGGAATTACATTGACTTCCTGGAGCGTAACAGAAAAGAATGGTGTGGAATGTCAAAGAATGTGTTTATAGATAACGCTGATCAGGCAACGATAACAGAGTTTGCCAAGTACAAGAGAGAACACATTGACTGCCAGTATATATTTAACAATGCGTATAAGAAAGTAACCATAATAGATAGAATTAACTTACAGCTTGGCTGGATGTCCTTTAATGACGAAAAGGGCAGAGAGCCAAGCTTTTATATTGTCGATACGTGCACGAATTACAAGACAGAGTTAGAAACGTATTCGTGGCTTGAAGATAAGGACTGTGAGCCTGAGGATGGCAATGACCATATGGTAAACAGCGTACAGTATGGCTGGATTCCTTATCGAAGCAGGATAGGTATAGAGAATAAGACATAATTCCAGATAGGAGAGTGAGAGAGGTGAACATATTTACAAGTATGGCAGAGAAGATAAAAACAGGAATAAGAACTTGGCTGCACATCCAGCCGGCTGTTAATGGATCCATAAGCATACAGGAAACTCTTGATTATGAGGGAAATGCCATAAAGAACAAGATATGGTACAGAGGTGAGAGTGAAGAATTGTCACAGCTATACAGCCAGATAGATGGTGACAAGACAAGGTTCTGGTCTGCATCCTGTACAATAGGTATGGAGATAAGAAAGATACACGTAGGTCTCCCTGCTATGTTATGTGATATGCTGGCCAGTATAGCAACATATGATATGAATTTAATAGATGCTGGCAGCAGGCAGACAGAATGGGATAAGATAGCAGAGGAAAATGATTTCATTGAGCTTGTTAAGCAGGCAATAACAGAAACGCTTTATATCGGTGATGGAGCATTCAAGATATCGTTCGATACGAACCTTAGCAAGTATCCTATATTGGAATTCTACTCTGGTGATAAGACAGAGATTATCCGGGATAGGGGAAGAGTTAAGGAGATAGTGTTTAAGACTGTGCATAACGTTCAGAGACAGGAATATGTATTACTTGAACATTATGGTATAGGTTACATACATTATGAGCTTACAAGAGGCGGCAGGGAATATGATTTAAGTGTTATACCGGAGCTGGCACATCTTAGTGATGTTACCTGGAATGACAAGTTTATAATGGCTGTTCCTATTATGTTTTATAAGTCAGCCAAGTATAAAGGACGAGGCAAGAGCATATTTGATGCAAAGATAGATAACTTCGATGCGCTGGATGAAGCGTGGTCACAATGGATGGATGCCTTAAGGAGGAATAGGACAAAGGAATATATACCAGAGAATATGCTGCCAAGGAATCCGCTGGATGGAAAAGTGCTAAAGCCTAATGCTTTTGATAATGCATATATAGCAACAGATGGCAGCATGGCAGAAGGTACAGTTAATAAGATAGAGCTTGTACAGGGCAATATCCCACACGAAAGTTATCTTGCAACATATATCACAGCACTGGACCTTTGTTTACAGGGAATTATGAGCCCATCAACATTAGGCATAGATGTTAAGAAGCTGGATAATGCGGAGGCACAGAGGGAGAAAGAGAAAACAACGCTTTACAGCAGAAATAACATTGTAGAGCAGCTTCAGAAGGTTCTTCCAAAGCTCGTTACAGCAACATTTAATGCCATAGATACGCTTAATAAGACAGCTATTAAGGATATAGATATTGATGTCACATTTGGCGAATATGCCAACCCTTCGTTCGAGAGCCAGGTTGAGACAGTAAGCAAGGCTAAGCAGGGCGGTATCATGAGCATAGAGGCATCTGTTGATGAGCTGTATGGAGATACCAAGGATGATGAATGGAAGCAGGAAGAAGTTGCAAGGCTTAAGGCAGAACAGGGAATTGAACAGATGACAGAACCGGAACTTAATACAGAATTAGATGGATTTGAAGTGGAACGCTTTTAATGAGGTAGCCTATGTTAAATACAGACTATGATATAGAGAAAGCATTTAAAGCCATAGAAGATGAGCTGATTGCTTCTATGATGCGCAATCTTGCGAGCCACAGAGCAGAAGAGACAGATATGGGGTTTAACTGGTCACAGTGGCAGGTAGAACAGCTTAAGGCTCTGGAAAAGTATAAGGCACAGAATAAAAAGAAGTTCACGAAGTCATTTAGCAACATAAATGACTCTATTGATGAAATGATATTTACAGCAAGGCAGACAGGCGGCACAGAACAGGAACAGAAGATATTAAGAGCAATTAAAAAAGGACTTAAAGCATCTAAAGTGTCACAGGGCACTGAGGGTGCTTTTTTCAAATTAAATACCAGGAAGTTAGATGCACTTATAAAAGCTACAAAGGCAGATTTTGCCAAAGCTGAACATTCTATGCTAAGAATGTCGGAGGATAAATACCGGCAGATAATATTCAATGCTCAGGTGTATGCGAATACGGGTGCAGGAACATATGAGAAGGCGGTTGATATGGCTACAAAGGATTTTCTTAAAGCTGGTATCAACTGTATTGAATATGCGAATGGCAGTAGGCACACAGTAAAAGATTATGCTAAGATGGCTATTCAGACAGCTAATAAGCGTGCATATCTAACCGGAGAGGGTGAAATGAGACAGTCGTGGGGAATTAGCACTGTTATTATGAATAAGCGTGCTAATGCCTGTCCTAAGTGCCTTCCATTTGTTGGGAAGGTGCTTATAGATGATGTATGGAGTGGAGGTAAGGCATATGATGGTCCTTATCCGCTTATGTCATCTGCTATGGTAGCAGGGCTTTATCATCCAAACTGTAAAGATATACATACAACATACTTCCCAGAGCTTGACGAAGAGCCGGATAGCAAGTTTACCAAGAAAGAACTGGAAAAGGTCAAAGAAGATTACAGACAGGACCAGAAACAGCAATATGCTGGCAGAATGGTGGAGCAGTTTGACAGGTTGTCGAAGTATTCACTGGATTCGGATAATAAGAAAATGTATGAGGTAAGGAAGGAACAGTGGGAGAATGTTTCAAAAGAATATGAGAGGGGATATATAGATAATAATTCTCAGAGAATAGGAACGAATAAAATAGACCTAGACTATATTAATTCCAAAGATTATGCGGATAAATATATGAAGATTAGCAAAGATATGGAATTAAATAATGTAATATATAGTAAATCAATGGATATATTGAGAAGTAATAACAGTAGTGATACTGAGGGATTATGTGTGATAAGCGTTTCTAATAGACAGGTGTTGCTTAATGTAAGGGGAAAGCCTGATGCAATAGGTGTTGAACTAAATAAGAAGCAAATGTCTATAATAAATAAGCACAAAAATGATATAATAGGAATACATAATCATCCAACAAATTTATTACCTAATGGAAGTGATTTTGTTGCTGCTGGGGCAAGAGGATATCAATATGGAATAGTAGTAACACATGATGGAAGAATATATAAATATTCCGTAGGAGATAAACCATTTTTACCTTATTTGTTAGATAACAGGATTGACAAATATTGTTCAAAAGAATACAATTTAAATATTAAAGAAGCTTACGAAAAAGCACTTAATGAGTTTAGAAAGGAGTATGGTATATCATGGCAGGAAATAGAATAAGATGTTATTTGGATGTTGTGATACATCATCCGGATTGGACAATAGAAGATTTTGAAAAAGAAGAAGAAAGGCTTAAAGAAGAAAGTGATAAACTTACGGATTGGCCAGAAATAAAATAATCAGTTTTGTAGCCACCAGTCGCAAGATTGGTGGTATTTTTATACCCAATTTTAAGAAAGTGAGGATTTAGAAATGAAGGATTATATTGGAGTAAAAGTGGTGGCAGCAGAGCCAATGAGCCGAGGCGAATACAATGCATACAGAGGATGGAAGATACCAAGTGACGAGAATCTAGAAGATGAAGGCTATCATATAAGATATCCTGATGGATATGAGAGTTGGTGTCCTAAGAAACAATTTGAGGAAGCATACAGAAGATATGATGGAACGAAGTTGCCGTCAACAGCTATTTTAATGAATAGCGGGGATTACAAAGATAGATTCAAAGCAGAGTATAAGCAGCTTGTTATAAGATATAAAGGACTTAAATGTATGCTTGAGAAATGGGATAATGGCACATTAGAATTTGAACCAACATGTCCTAGAAGCACATATAATATGCAGATAGATGTAATGGTAAATTATCTGGCTGTTCTTGAATCAAGAGCAGTAATGGAAGGAATAGAACTTTAGAAATTAGAGTAAGTTGCACCAGTGCAACACAATTTAATATTAGTTAATAAGCACGCATAGCAATACGCTGTGGGTGCTATTTTTATGCCCAAAACTTAATGGCACTAAACTTTCAGGAAAATGCCGACGGGCGGTAAACGGAAAGGAGACAGGTATGAGAAAGACATTACCTATTAATCTACAGTTCTTCGCAGAGGGCGGAGATGGTAACGGCGACCAGAACGCTGGAAGTAACAATAATGGACAGGCAGGACAGCAGGGTGGTCAGAATAATCAGCAGGCGGCTGGAATTGACTATGACAAAATACAGAGCATGTTAGACACCGCAACTGCCAAGAAAGAAAATGCTGTGCTTAAAAGCTATTTCCAGCAGCAGGGACTATCCGAGGATGAAGTTAGCCAGGCTATAGCGACATTCAAGGAGAATAAGGCACAGCAGACAGCACAACAGCAGAATGATACAGCACAGCTACAGAATCAGGTGGCAGCAGCTAATCAGGAAGCAGAAAAGGTTCGTATAGAACTGGCAGCTACACAGGTAGCTATGACACTTGGGATAGATTCCAAGACACTTCCATATGTACTCAAGATGGCTGATTTCAGTAAGGCTAAGGGTACAGATGGAAAGATATCAGATGACAACATTAAAACCGCACTTGAACAGGTGTTAAAGGATGTACCTGCACTTAAGCCGGCGACTGAAAGCAATTCCGGTTTTCAGATGGGTGCAGGACAGCAGACAGGTGGACAGCAGTCATCTGCAGGTAACAATGTAAACGTTCCTACAAAGAGATGGAACAGATTCAATTAAGAAAGGTTAAAAAGGTAAAATAATATGCCAAATTTAAATTATGCAGAACAGTGGAGTCCTGAATTATTAGCAATTCTTATTCAGGGCACACTTACATCACCATTTGTTACAACTAATGTAAGATGGTTAGATGCTAAGACATTTCATTTCACACAGATGAGTGTAAGTGGCTATAAGAACCACAAGAGAACAGGTGGCTGGAACACAGGTGAGTATAACCAGAAAGATGTTCCTTACACAGTAACACATGACAGAGATGTACAGTTTATGGTTGATAAGGCAGATGTTGATGAAACAAATCAGACAGCATCTATTCAGAATATTTCACACATATTTGAACAGACACAGGTAGTACCAGAGACAGATGCATTATTTTTCAGTAAGGTAGCACAGGCTGCACAGAAGACAGAATTATATCATACTGAAACAGCTTCCACAGAATATACATCAGAGAATGTATTTGCTAAGCTTAAGCATATTCTGGCAGCAGGCAAGCTTAGAAGATATAAGGCAAATGGAAGCCTCATTATGTATGTATCTTCTGACATTATGGATAAGCTTGAGGTATCAAAGGAATTTACACGTAAGATTGAAATGACACAGATTGCAGAAGGTGGTCTTGGCATTGAAACACGTGTAACTGATATTGATGGTGTGACACTTATGGAAGTTGTGGATGATGAAAGATTCTATGACAGATTCGATTGGGATGTTGCAGAGGGCGGCTTTGCTCCGCTTAAGTCAAAGTATATCATAACAACTGATACAGATGTGGTAGAAGGAAAGACATACTACACTAAGAGCGACAGCACTTATACAGTTGTGGCAAAGCCTACAAAGACTAATATAGCCACATATTATGAAAAGACTGTTCAGGGTTCACGCAAGATTAATGTACTTGTAGCATGTGGCCAGACATGTAAGACAGTACCTAAGATTTCATCTATTTATTTCTTCGCACCAGGAGCACATACAGAAGGAGACGGATATCTTTATCAGAATCGTCAGTTAAGTGATACATTTGTATTCCCTAATGGCAAGGATGGTAAGGTTGATTCTGTATTCGTTGATGTAGATCCTGCAGAAGAGATTGCAGAGTGAGCCTATGGTATATGCAAGTAAAGAGCAGTACCTGAGCGAGCATAATCTTATTCCTGATGAACAGATAGAACGAAGATTAAAGCAGGCGAGCCGTCATATCGACTCGCTTACTTTTAATCGTATAGTTGCGAGAGGCTTTGAAGGTCTGACAGAGTTTCAGCAGGCAATAATCATAGATGTATGCTGTGATATGGCTGATTTTGAGTATGAGAATGAAGACATGATTAATTGTGTCTTGCAGAACTATGCTGTAAATGGAGTATCTATGCAGTTTGGCAGCAGTTGGAATGTTCTTGTACAAAATGGAATTGCCATAAAGCGGGATATATATCAGTTGCTTTGTCAGACGGGACTCTGTAGTCTTTTGTTGGGGGTGTAAGCATTTGAAATATCCATGTTTAGTATTAAAGAGCATGTGTAAGACAGAAATACACCTCGAGATAACGCAGGAAGGCAGGAACGTTTATGGAGAACCTCTTGAACCTGTTATATGGGATGGTTTATGCAACTATCAGGATAGCGGCAAGACAGTATTAACAGCAGAAAAGGTACTTATACAGCTTGAGGGTTGTGCCTTAATACCGGGGGATATTGCACCGGAGCTTCCTGTTATTACTAAAGGTGATATAAAGGTGTTCGGTGTAACAAGGCATATATACAAGGGTACGAAGTGCCGTAATCCGGATGGTACAGTTAATTATGTAAGATTGGATGTGATGTAATGGCAAAGAATGTTAAGTCAACAGTAAAGCTTAATATGCCTGTGGTGAGAAGACTTACGGCAGCAGCACAGGTGTCATTAGCACAGACTGCAGAAGCTATACATACAGATGTTGTTCAAAGGCAGGTAATGCCTAGAGATACAGGTACATTACAGAATGAGAGCACATTTGTATATACACAGGATATTGCAAATGGTAAGGTGGAGCTTATATCAAGCACGCCTTATGCAAGAAGATTGTACTATCATCCGGAATACAACTTCCACCAGTCACCTTGGACTGATGAAAGCGGTAAGAGGCACGAGGGTAATGCCAATGCAAAAGGCAGATGGCTTGATGATTACCTTAAAGGCGGTAAGAAACAGAATTTTGCCAAGAATGCTTTTGCTAAGCTGTATAAGAGGAATGCGGGGTTATGATGTTAGGAATAGGTGATGTAAGAGATTATATAGCAGGTCTTGGTATTGCAGACAATACTAACGTGTATTGCGGAAAATTAGACGACAAAAAGAATAAGAGCATAGGTGTTTACAATAATAACAAGCAAAGATCTGTGCAGATGGCGGTAGGCGGCTTAAATAACAGCTCTTATCGTGTTAAGTCTGTAAGCATATTGGTTCATTGGAACACGAGTGTAAGAGATACAGAGAAGACCGCAGAACAGCTCTACAATATGCTTAGAGATATGAACCATATTACAATCAACGATACTAAAGTGCTCTTCACTAAAATGCTGGTTGATGAGCCTGTTGATGTAGGGACAGATGATAAAGGTATCTTTGAGAGTGTAATAGAATTAGATATTTATTATGAAAGGTAGGTAAAAGTATGGCACAGAATACTAAATTAGCCGGATATAATGCAGGAGCAACACCACTTACTGGCGTTAATCCGGTTCATACAATTCAGTTCGGTGTATGTATAACAGGAAGAAAGAGCACAGATACACCGGAAACAGTAGAAACAAAGGTTGTAAAAGATGCAGAGAGCTTAAGCATATCCGTGGATGGAACTATTGAAGAATGGAATCCAATGGATCAGGCGGGCTGGACAAGAAGACTTACAACAGGTAAGTCACTTGGCATGACTATGGGTGGTAAGCGTAATTATGGTGATGAAGGTAATGATTATATTGCAAGCCTGGCATTAAAGACAGGACAGGATTGTAATACATGGGTATCGGTTATCTTTCCTAATCTTGACCAGCTTCTTATACCGGCGGTTATCAACGTAACATCTCTTGGTGGAGATTCAACAAGCATTGATGCACTTGAATGGGAAGCACAGTCAGACGGAAAACCAACATATATAGAATATAATCAGGAATAAGGAAAGTGAGGATTTGAACAATGGCAAAAACAGATTTTAAAGTAATAGACATATCTATGAAGATTACTAACCAGTTACCAATGATTCGTATTACAGAGGATCTGGTTGTAACCGTTAACAATAGAAAGAATAACATTCTATGTGTACAGGCTATGGCTAGTGAGGCAGAAAAGAAAGTCAATGAAGATGGTGATAATGGTATTGGATTTATGGTAAAGGCTCTTGAAATGCTTGTTGGTAAGGAAGCTGCTGATAAGATTGAAGATATGGATTTACCACTTCCAGAGTATAAGGAAATGTACAATACGATTATGAGCGTTGCCACAGGAACATACGGAGAGGAACAGACACCCTCAAAGTGAGACGTACTATGACCTATGGGATGACTGGGAATTGATAGAGTCCAGTTTTCTGTCACAGTATGGTATAAGATTACGTGCAGATGATGATATGTCCTGGTCAGAATTCTGTTCTTTATTATCAGGAATAATGCCTGAAACACCACTTGGAAGAGTGGTAAGTATAAGGGCAGAGAAAGACATTAAAGTTATCAATAGCTTTACTAAGGAACAGAAAAAGATACATGATGACTGGCTTCTGAAGCGTAATAGGAAAATGGTGGGAACACCACAGTATATAGAATATTGGACACGATTACAAAGAGATTTTAAGGCTGCTTACTCAAAGAAGTAGGCAGTCTTTTTTCGTGCCAGAAAGGAGGGGAAATGTCAGATACAGTAGGACAGATAGCTCTGGAGCTTGGCATAGACAGCTCACAGATAGTTAGTCAGCTTACAGGAGCTTCTAATAAGGCAGCTAAGCAGGCAACAAATATCTTTTCTGGGTTTGGTAAGAAGATAGCTGCAGGACTAAGCATAGCAGCAGTTGCTAAGTTCACGAAAGACTGCATAGAAGTAGGTTCGAATGTCACAGAAGTGCAGAATGTAGTTGATACAGCATTTAAGGACTTAAGCTGGCAGGCAGACCAGTGGGCCTCCAATGCTATGACTAACTTCGGCTTATCGGAATTGTCGGCTAAGAAGTACATGGGTGTGTTTGGCCAGATGAGTAATGCTATGGGTATTACAGGTAAGGCGGCACTTGATATGGCTGAAAATGTAACTGGATTAACTGGTGATGTTGCATCATTTTACAATCTTAGTACGGATGAAGCATATACAAAGCTGAAATCTATCTGGACAGGTGAAACGGAAACACTCAAGGACTTAGGTGTTGTCATGACTCAGACTAACTTAGACCAATATGCTCTTAATAACGGTTTTGGTAAGACTACCGCCAAGATGACAGAGCAGGAAAAAGTAATGCTGCAGTATCAGTATGTTACGAGTGCTTTATCCAATGCCACAGGAGACTTTGTTAAGACACAGGATTCCTGGGCGAATCAGACAAGAATATTATCACTCAGATTCGAACAGTTAAAGGCTTCTCTTGGTAAAGGCTTCATAGCATTGTTTACACCTATCTTGCGAGGCTTTAACAGCTTGCTGGCAGGATTACAGAAGGTTGCCGATGGTTTTGCAAACTTTGTGCAAATGCTTACAGGAGCAGATGTGTCAACTTCTATGGGTTCGATAAGTTCGGATATAGCCGGTATAGGAGATGATGCATCTAGTGCGGCGGATAATGTAGGTGATATAGGAAGTGCAGCCAAGAAGACTGCTAAAGATATAGAGAGGTCACTTGCAGGCTTCGACCAGATAAATAAGCTGACAGAGCCAACAGATGATAGTTCTGATTCAAGCGGTAGTACAGGTGGAACATCTTCAGGAATCAGAAGCGTTGACCTTGTACCAGATGTGAGTGGAAGTACATCTAATGTTTCTAGTGCAATATCTGATATGGCAGATAAAGTCAAGAAAGCATTAGAGCCACTTAAAGCAATATCCTTTGATAATCTGATAACATCTCTTGATAACCTTAAGAGAGCTGCACAACCATTAACAGATAAGTTGTTCGCTGGATTGGAAAGGGCTTATTACAATATATTTGTTCCTTTGGCTAAGTGGACTATAGAAGATTTGCTTCCGGAATTTCTTGATGTATTAGCAGGCTGTTTAGATGTACTGAATAGTGCGTTAGATGCATTGAAGCCATTGTGGATGTGGGCTTGGGATAATTTCCTTGAGCCTGTGGCGAGTTGGACTGGTGGAGTGATTGTTGATGTTCTGAAAGGATTGGCATCTGCATTAGAGGGTATATCTGATTGGATAAAGGATAATCAAGGTCCATTTGATGCAATCGTAGTTACTATAGGAGCATTTGCAGCAGCTTGGAAAGCGGTAGATTTAGCAGAATTTCTTATGAATGCTGGCGGTGTTGTTGGGATTATAAATAAGCTGAAAAAGGCAATAGAAGCGTGCACGGTAGCAAAGCTTAAAGATAAGATAGAAACTATTCAGTTATGTGCTATGTATGCAAAGGATTTTGTTAAAAGTGTAGGACAGACAATAGCAAAATTATCTTCATCTGCTGTAGCATGGGTAAGTAATACAGCCGTAAAAGTAGCAGATACAACCGCAACGGTAGCACATACAGCGGCAACATGGCTTGCGACAGCAGCCACAACCGCATTTGGCGTTGCAATGACGGTTCTGACAAGTCCGATAACATTGGTTATTGCGGCATTGGTCGCATTAGGAGTTGGAATTTATGAACTTGTAAAACATTGGGATGTTGTGAAAGAAGCGGCCGGAATATGCTGGGATTGGATTGTTGGAAAATGGAACTCTGCCGGGGAGTGGTTCGCAGGTGTTTGGGAAAATATAAGGTCAGCATTTTCTTCATTTGATAATTGGCTACAGAATATTTTTAACATAGATTTTTCAGATAGCTTCGGCTTTATAGGCGATATAATGAATGCTTATTTGCAAAATGTTTCTAATATATTTGGTGACGTAAAGCAGATATTTGGTGGATTGATTGACTTTATTGCCGGGGTATTTTCAGGTGACTGGTCAAGAGCCTGGAATGGTATTGTGGATGCCTTTGGTGGAATATTCTCTTTAATTGCAGACATAGCCAAAGGACCTATTAATATGGTAATCGGACTTATAAATGGTATGCTTGATGGATTAGAAAGTGGTATTAACTGGATAGTCCGTAAGATAAATGGATTAAGCTTTGATGTACCTGACTGGGTACCGGTTATAGGTGGTGACCATTTCGGGTTTGATTTACCGGAAGTTGGATTTGGCAGTATCCCATACCTTGCAGAAGGTGGATATGTAAAGCCAAACACTCCACAGCTTGCCATGATTGGCGATAACAAACATCAGGGTGAAGTTGTTGCACCTGAGGATAAATTGCTTGAAATGGCACAAAAGGCAGCAGATATGGCTTCAAGTGCCGAACTTTTGGCAGAGGCTATAAGTATTCTTAAACAGATACTTAGGATTCTTGAAACATTGGATCTTGATATACAGCTTGACGGGAAGAGCCTTAAAAAGTATGTGGTAGATAAGATTAACGAGCATACAAAAGCAACAGGGAAATGTGAGATTATAACATAAGGATGTGATGAATTGATACTTGAGTGTGATGGACAGGAGCTTCCGGCTCCTGTCTCTCTCAAAGTGGATGATGAGATATTATGGTCTTCCGCTACAGGACGTACACTTGACGGCACAATGCTGGGAGATGTTGTTGCTGAGAAGAAGACCTTGTCTGTTAATTGGGGAATATTGCAGGAATCAGAGCTTATGATAATAAAAAATAAGCTGATTGCCGGATTTTTCCCGATAACATTCCATGATGACGGGCAGGACATAACAATACCAACTTATAGGGGAACACTTAGTAAAGAGCAGATAGGCAGACTTGACGACGGTATATTTTATTACAGAAGTGCAAGTGTTCAGATTATACAGCAGTAATATAGGAAAGGAATCAGAAAATGAAACAGACAATGAGAATTAAAACGGTATACGAGAAATTAAGTCAATTGCATGAGATAAATAAACATTTTCCGGTAAAATTAAGCTATGCGATTGCAAAAAACATAAAAACATTAGCGTCAGAGGCACAAAATGCAGACGAATTAAGAGCAAAAATTTTAAAAGACAGATGTTTAAAAGATGATGAGGGAAGACCGGTTGTAAAAGATGGGACTTATCAGTTTGATTCTGATGAAATCAAGGAAAATACAATTAAAGAAATTGGTGATATTAATGATACAGAGGTTGAGATTGAACTCATGCCATTGTCGCTTGAATTGATCGAAACATGTGACAGTGGAGACTATGACAGTATTTCTTTAAAAGAAATGGAGACGCTTGAATTTATGATACAGGAGTAATGTATGTATAGTGAAGTTTCGGAAGAATTTATAAATACAATAAGAAGTCCTTCAAGAACATTTAATGCACGATTAAAGATTAACGGCAAATGGTATAGCACCGGGTTAAAAAAGATGACGTATGAGAATTCTTCAAGCAGTGAAGAGTCATTACAACTCGGTTCGGCAGTTTCGGCTAAAATAGAGCTTACAGTTGCAAAGATAGACGAGCTTTTTGAAAATACAGAGATTTCAGTAGAAATCGGATTAAAACTGCAAGGTGGTGCATATGAATATGTTCCGGTTGGAATATTTACGGCAGAGCATCCTACGAATGATGAAAATTCAACGACATTTACAGCATACGACAGAATGATAAAAACAACAGGGATATACATATCAGATTTATCATATCCTGCGAAAGCAAAAGATGTATTGAATGAAATTAGTGTTCAGTGCGGGGTTCTGATAGATACCTCAGGTATTGATGTTGTTATTGAAAAAAGACCTGAAGGTTATACATGCCGCGAGATGATAGGTTATATAGCTTCACTTGTCGGAGGCTTTGCTTGTGTGAACAGAATAGGAACTATAATTATAAAATGGTATGAGCAAACAGATTTCAAACTTGATTTATCACGAATCATGACATTTGAAAAAACAGAGAGCAATTATCATTTAGATTATTTAACAGCCAATATAGACAATTCAAATTCATACACAGCAGGAGGCGGAACGCTCGGTGTAACATTTGATAATCCATTTATGACATCTTCAGGCCTTGAAGATGTATATAATAAAATAAAAGGATTTACATATAGAGAAGTTGAGTTAAAAGCACCTGCAGATATACGAATAGATGTATGGGATATTATAACGGCAGCAGTTAATGGCGTTGAGTATAGTGTGCCAGTTATGAATATAGTATATGAGTATGACGGCGGAATGTCTATGACTGTAAAATCATTCGGAAAAACAGAAGTTGAGACAAGCACAGACTTCAAAGGTCCTACGTCAAAAGCAGTTGAGAGAATGTATTCGGAACTTATTACAACAAAAGAACTTGTTGCTAAAAAAGTAGATGCTGAATGGGTAAAAGCGAATACAGTTACATCCGAGAAGGTAATCTCAATAGAGGCTGATATATTAAGTATAAAAAATAATTATTTGCAGACAAATGAAGCTGATATAAAATACGCAACAATCGAGAAGCTCGACGGTGTAGAAGGAAAGTTTGAAGATTTTTATGCAAAAGACTTTGAATCAGCCGTATCAAAAATTGAAGACTTAACTGTTCGAGTTGAAAAGGTAAATACAATAATGTTCGGCTCTGCGTCAGGTGGTTCTTTAACTACAGAGTTTTCCAATTCTGTAGTAAGTCTTATCGGTGATGCACAGATAAAGTCTGCAATGATAGAAAGTATAGCCGCAGATAAAATCACAAGCGGGAAGATTTATACAAACCTTGTTGAAATTTTAAGCGAAAGCGGAAATCTTGATATAGCTGACAATACGATACAGATAAAAGATGATAAAAAAATTATAAGAGTTCAAATAGGTAAAGATGCCAATTCTGACTATAACATGTACGTGTGGGATAAATCCGGCAACTTGATGTTTGATGCGATAGGTCTTACTGATAAAGGCATACAACGAGAGATTATTCGCAATGACATGGTATCCCAAGACGCTAATATATCTGCAAAAAAGCTAGATATTAATAGTCTTTTTGATGTTATCAACAATGACGGAAGTCATACATTAAAATCTAGTAAGATTTACGTTGATTCTGACAATCAGACATTAGATGTTGCATTTAAACAAGTGACAACCAATGTTGAGTCTGTCCTTAGTGACATAGGAACAATTAAGAAGAGCATTAATACTGTAATAGACACTATATCTACACAAGGCACACAGATAACAGCAATACAGGGGCAGATAAGTTCTAAGGTATGGCAACAGGATATTACCACCGCTGTGGCTGATTTACAGATTGGTGGAAGAAATTTATTTCAAGGTACTAAAAAATTTGTATTTCAGAATGTTATCGCACTAGATGGTGTTGGTAGTGGTATTGCGACGGAAAAATATAAAGGTTTAACAGTGCGTGTAAAGACAACCCCTTGGAACTTTTACAGACCAACATTAACTCTTGAAGCGGGAAGGTATGTGTTTTCTTCATATGTAAAAGGAAAATCTAAATATAAAGGTGATATTCGAGTAACAAATGTGACTGAAAACACAACCTTGAATGCAAACGCATTTGATATAAATAGTGAATGGGAGAGACAATCACTTACTTTTGAGTTAGCGAAAAAAGCAAATGTAAAATTTTCACTTGAATCAACAGGAAGTGGCGAGATTTATGAATGTGGCTGGAAACTTGAAGAAGGTAATAAGGCAACGGACTGGACGCCAGCACCAGAAGACATTGATTCCAGCATTTCAACCGTAGAGGGAAAAGTAACAACAGTAAGCAATCAGTACACGTCTTTAAATCAGTCTTTAACAAGTCTTACTGCAACAGTAAATAGCAATACAACGAAGATTAACAGTAAAGCTGATGGAAGTACAGTTACAGCTTTACAGTCAAATATGACGGCTTTAACAGCTGATTTGAATGGATTTAAAACAACTGTAAGTGAAACTTATACAAGTAAGACAGAGCTTAATAATTTGCAAATCGGTGGAAGAAATCTTTTGTTAAATACAGCTGGCAATAACAGTTTTGAACACTGGTATGCTTACAGAATGTCAAATCCTGTAATTGTAAAAGATACTGAAAGAGTAAGCGGTAATGCACTCAAATTTACAAGTACAGGCGGCGGATTGTTTCAAAGAAAAGCCGGCAAAGGCGATGGTTCTGGGGGAACGTATGCTGCAGGAACTACAGTTACAATAAGTGGTTATGTAAAGTCTAATAAAGCAAAAGCCGTGCTTGCAATTAGCTGTGAGGGTGGAGGGGATGGCACAACGAAAAGTGTAAATACGCCATTAGAAAGTATCTGGTATTACTTCAACTTTACAATGACACCTTCAAAAAACTGGACAACAATGACGTTTTATGGTTGGAATGGTGTTGATTATTATCTTGGAGATTTAAAACTTGAATATGGCGAAAAGGCGACAACATGGACACCTGCACCAGAAGACATTGACGAAAAATTTACAGATTACAGTACAACAACACAGATGAATTCTGCTATAACTCAATCTGCAAATTCTGTATTAACTACAGTAAGCTCTAATTATGCCACAAAAGCCAGCTTAGAACTTAAAGTTGATAAAAACAAGCTGATAAGCGAAATTAATGCAAGTGCAGACATTATCACACTTAAATCGAATCGGTTTGTTTTAGACAGCACAAATGCGAAGATTGCGGCAGATGGAAGAGTTGAATTTACCGGAGGAACGATTGGTGGTTGGAAGATTGACAAACATTCGCTTTATTCAGATTATGACAAATATCGTGTGTATATACAGACAGTAACCGGAGCTGAAGATTGGGCTTTTTCGGTTCAGGAGAAAAAAGAAGATGGCAAATATTATGGAAACTTCATTGTAGACGCCAGAGGATATGTAAGAATAAATGACGGATATTTATCTACAAAGAATCATTCAGTTGGCGGTAAAGGTATCGAAATAAACGAAAGCACGATTAAACTTTACTCGTGGACTGACAAAGATAATCTCGTTGGAAGTATTTATTCAACATATATTGACAGTGGAAATAGTGGCTCTCAAAATAAGAGGCAATCCTTGGTCATTTGCTCGGATTTTAATGATGAGCTTCACCTTGATTACATGGATGAAAATAGAAAACCTTATGTAGCCATAGCGATTGATAGAAACGCCGACAACAAAGTACACATGATGGTTCCTACTGTATTTCACAATGAGTTGCAAACATATTCTGATGATTATAGCCTTACAGTTAATTCAAATTTTTCTGTCGGCAAAAAAGGAACTGAAAAAATCGCAAGATTTTGGTGCTATAACGGGGGCAGCGACACAAAAAGCGTCCGCATATTTAATTCTGGTGGCGAGTCGGGAAAGTATCTCACAAACTGTGAACTTTCGCTGTGGGGTACTGGAGCAGTTCAGTATAATTGGAGTGTAAATGGAACTATTTACGGGAACGTTTCAAGTGACTCAGATAGAAACATCAAGAAAGATATTAAAGCCCTTGATATTGAGAATTCAGCACAATTCATTTATAGCTTGATTCCGTCAGAGTTTAGATTTAAAAATGGCACATCAAACAGGTTGCACCACGGCCTTATAGCCCAGGAGGTCAAAGAGTCAATGAAAGGTGACTGGGGCGTGTTTATAGATAAAGCGGTCGATGATAAAAACTATAATGCGATAGCAGTAGATGATTTGACAGGTGAGCAGACGCAGCTTTTAACTGCTCGTTATGGCTTGAGATATGACGAACTTATAGCCGATTTAATAGCGACAGTACAAAGTTTGAACAACAGAATTAAAGCATTAGAAAAGTAAGAAAGACAGGTGTAAATATGTATAATGATTCCTCATAGACGCGAAAGCGTCTTTTTTTAATACAAAAATTTTAAAGTTGCACCGGTGCAACAGAAAGGATTTTAAGATGGAAAAAATAAAAGTTATTGTAACAACAGTGTGGAGCATTATTTTAAGTGCTTTGGGAATATTGGCAATTCCGGTACTGTTATTGGTTACATGCAATATAATTGACTATGCGACAGGGCTTGTAGCTTCTAAGTTTAGAAACCAGGAGATTGATAGTTACAAGGGGATAAAAGGAATTACAAAAAAGATATGTATGTGGCTTTTAGTTGGAGTTGGTGTGATAGTGGACCAGCTCCTTTCTTATTCTGCAGGTGTTATTGGAATAACATTGCCATTTACATTTTTAGTGGCTTGTGTTGTGGCAATATGGCTGATCTGTAACGAAATTATAAGTATATTGGAAAACATCAATGATATCGGTGTAGCACTTCCACCATTCTTGCAGCCTATTGTTAAGAATTTAAAGAGTCAGGTAGAACAGAAAACAACAATTGATAATCAGGAGGATAAATAATATGAGTATTAGAGGAGTTGACATTAGCGATAACAACGGAACACTTAACTGGGACATTATCAAGGAGCAAATTGATTTTGCAATTGTTAGAGTAGGATATGGCTCTAATTATGAATCACAGGACGATAAGCAGGCTGTAAGAAATATGCAGGAGCTTGAAAGAATTGGTAAACCATATGCTGTATATCTTTATAGTTATGCACTCAACGAAGACGAGGCACATAGTGAAGCTGCACATATCTTAAGAATGATTGCTGGCTATAATCCAGCATTAGGTATTTATCTGGATATGGAAGATGCAGATGGATACAAAGTAAGAAACAACAAAGATCCTCGCACTAATGGAGAAGCATACACTAGATATTGCCAGATCGTTATGGATGATTTAAAGGCGGCTGGCTTTGAGGTTGTAGGCACATATGCTAACCTTGACTGGTTCTCTAATATCTTAGATAGGGAAGCACTTACAGATAAGAAGTGGCTTGCTATCTGGGGACCTGATAATTGTCCGGTAGATTGGGCTGAAATCTGGCAGGATAGTTCGGATGGTTGCATAGATGGTTCGTCTGCAAGGACAGACACAGACATCTATGTGAATGAAGAGACATTTAATGCTTATGCAAAGGCTAATACACCGGAATATGAGCCAGAAGAACCTATCCCAGAAAGAGATATAGAAGATGTGGGTACAATGTACCATGAAGGAGATCACGTTTGTTACAATAGAATCTATTATACAGCCGGCGACTGGACAGATGGAGCAACACCGTATTATACAGATGGAGTTATAACACATGTATATAAAGGAACTAGACACCCTTACCTTATCGGTGATGGAACAGGATTCGTAGATGATAATTGTATTACAGGCCATTATGATGATGAACCTAATGACACACCACCAGAAGAACAGGAAGATGAGACAGAAGATGTAACATATACTACAGTGGAAGCTGGAGAAGGATTCTGGCAGGTAGCAGGAAGAGCGTTAGGAGACCCATATAGATATGTTGAGTTAGCAGAATATAATGGAATGAGTATAGATACACCGCTTTATGCAGGTATGGAGTTAAAACTTCCCATCTAATTACTCACTTATACAACAGTGTATATCATACTGAATTGCACATATAACAGCATTGTGATAACATATATATAAATAGATAGAAAGACAGTCAAAATGTGTACAATGAAACAGTGTACACATTTTGTACACAATATGGATTAAATAATGTTGATTTAGAATAAATCAGAATAATCTAATATAAATATGTAAAGCCCTTAAACCCGCATAAATGCTGATAAAAACAGCATGATAATAAACACAAATAAATTGTAAAAATTTGATTTCAAAGTTGGGTAATAACCCAATGGTTGGTGCTACAGTAGCAGTTGCAGTTGCTGTTCAGCAGGCTGCTGATGAGGGCAAATTTTAATCGGTAGATGGCTTAAAACCTTATAAAACCGCTTAAAACGGGCATTTACAGGGCAAATCAAATTCGGTGTAAATCGGTTTGGTTTGCCCTGATTTTTTTACTTACTTGCGTCTACTTGCTATAAAATATGTGCTACTTGCTACGAGTTACTTGCTTTACTTGCTACGCACCTCATCCCTGTATTTAGATTGTAAGTTATCTTTAGAAATAAGTTCGGTCTGAAGCCTACCAATAAAAAGTGTAATTTATTATTTTTAAAGGAGGCTTTTATATGGCTAAATCAAGAGGCAATGGTCAAGGTAGTGTTACCAAGATTAAGGATACGAAAGGCAAAATTAAGTATCAGGTTAGGATTACAGTAGGTAGCGAGTTTGATGCTGAGAAGGAAAAGTTTAGATATATCTCCAAGTCACTAGGGGTATATAAGACTAAGGCAGAAGCAGAGGCAGTTCTTGCAGAGTATAATTCCAGTCCTTATGACCTAACTAATAAGATTACTACAGTAGGTGAACTTTATGATTATTGGAGTGAAACATATTTTGAGAAGGTAGCTCCGAGTGCTAAACGAAGCGTTGAGTCAGCTTGGGCTTATTGTGAGAGTATCAGAAATCTTAAATTGAAAAAGTTAGGTAGTTCTCATATCAGAGATGTAATGGAGAATGGAACAAGAGAGATTATCAGGGGTAGTAAGAAAGAAGTAAGACATACTTCTATAAATACAAAGTTGAGAATTAAGTCTTTATTCAATCTTATGTTAGACGAAGCTGTAGGTTTGAAATTAGTGACAAGTAATGTGGCTAGAAGCTTTGATGTTAAGGATATGAGGAAAGAAGCTGACTATCAGAAGAAAAAGAAAGAGAGTTTTTCTAATGAGGAGCTTGAAATCTTATGGAATAATCTTGACTACAGATTCATGGATATGCTTTTGATTGGTATTTATTCAGGTTTTAGACCGTCAGAGCTTTGTAATATAGAAGTTAAAAATGTGGACTTAGAAAATAATATTATAGTCGAGGGTATGAAAACAGAAGCTGGTCGTGATAGAGTAGTTCCAATCCACCCACTTATCAAGCCATTAGTTGAGGCAAGATTTGAGCAAGCAATCAAACTTGATTCAAGATGGTTATTCAATGATATTTACTCGCCAACGAGTAAGCATGTTACTTACGATAAGTTCAGACACAGATATGAAGAGATTATGCGTTATTTTGGCATACAAAATAAAACAGGACATTGTGTGAGAGTTACTTTCATTACTATGGCATATACAGCAGGACTTCCAGAGTATGCTATTAAGCGTATTGTAGGTCATAGTCTTAAGGGAAATGTTACAGATGCTATATATAATAGAGTTACTCCAGAGCAGTTATATCGCTTTATTTGTATGATTCCAAAGTATATGGATGAAGAAGTGCAGAGAAAGATTCAGGCAAGTGACGAATTATTAAGAGTCCTTGAAGAGCTTATTACAAATATGAAAATTGAAAAATAAACTAAGAGGTAGTTATCGAGGCACTAAGTGTAAAAGCTTAGTGTCTTTCTTTGTTTCAGGGGTAGTTGTAAGACCGGTCTTATGATATAATATTCTTCAAAATAGAGAAGGAGATTATATTATGGCAGCACAAGGTATCTTAGACAGTATGTTCCCAGTTGCATGTGCAGGTGTTCAGAACATTAATAAAAACAAGGATTTAACAGAGCAGGAAGTAAATATATTATATTCTGTTGTAGATGACTTTGACAATCAAAAAGAAAAGTATGATTGGAAGTCAGCAGTTCAAACTATTTCAGGGGTAGCATCTAGGTTTGTTGCCAAGTCTAATAGTAAAAATAATCAGATAGCTATGCCTTTACTTATACAACAAACGATATTCTTTATGGCAGTTAGAGGGGAAGATTATAAGTTATATAAGCAAACAGAGCTGATGTATGAATTTACAGGTAATAAGGAGTATAACCCAAAAGGTAAGTATATTTGCAACAATAATACTACATTGAATATAGGTAAGGTATTTAGTAAACTACCATATGATTATAAGTATTACAGGAGTTGTAGGGATTATAAATTTGAATACAAGTCTTTGTCAGGGGTAGCTTACTCTCAGCCAGTAATATTATTTAGCTATAATGGGCAGAAGGATAAAGAATTAGGTATAGCTGTAAAAAATCTTGTTTATCAGGCAGGAAAATATACCAAGTTTGTAGATGTATTTGGAGGGACAGGCTCTGCATCTCTGGCATTTCCTAAGAGAGGGTATGGGGAAGGAAAAAGAGGTTATGTTCCTTACAAATATAATGATTTAGATGCTGATTTATGTAATTTGTACACAGTAATAAAGTCAGAAGATTATAAGGTATTGATTGAGGAACTTTATAAACTCAAGTCAGCGTTAGAGGGTGGAGAACAGCTTGAGGGAATAGATTTCAATAATGAAATGATAAAGTTCTTTAATAGAGCAACTAGTGCATCACAAAAGACAAGAGATACTCAGCAAAGTAAGTCAGGAGAAACAGCAATACTTGATTTTTCTGGTGCTGAAACGAGGGTTGATTTCGCTGATGTAGTTAAATATATAAATGATATTTGTGAAAATGTTAATTTTATGCAAGGTAATTTTGAGTATTCAGGGGTAGTTTATACAAAAGCGGAGCTTTTAGAGAAACTTGGAAGTTTAAAGTCTGATTATGATAAGTTTATGGCATATATAGCTGAAAGTAAGTTTTATGAGAAACTTGGTTCAGAGGTTAATTTTCATGATTTGAAAGCTACAAGAGAGTTAGATGATGAAAATAAGGATTCATATGTAGAAAATGTAAGAGATGCTGAAAAGCGTAATTATCAAGCAAGATTCTATCAGTATTATGCTTATTTTTCAAATATGTTAAACTCAGGGGTAGGTACACCAGTCAGAAAGGCATTAGCTATTATATTTGTAAAGACATTAGCTACAATGGGTGATGTAGGAGTAAGTCAGATAAATAAAATGACAGCTACTCGTGGCTCTAAAAATGCAGCCAAATGGAGACATTTCTTATATCCTACAGAGAAGTCATCAGATAAATGCCCAGAGCAGAAAGATATTATTGAAGAGTTACATGAGCAGTTTCAAAGAATAGATATTATAAGTGATGATTTTAAAGCTGTTATAGATTCAGTCACTCAAGAGGTTATTGCCGAGAAAGAAGATTTGAAGGGTAAAAATAGTAAGGTTAATCCAGAAGCATTGTTTTATGTGGATAGCCCTTATATAGCAACTGTAAATTATAAAGTAGGTATGTTTAAGCCACAGGATATGCTAGAGCTTATTGAAAAATTATATACGACTTCAGAGGTAGGAAATAAGTTTATTTTCTCTTGTAGAGCTTGTGGAACTAAGGGAAGTGAAGCAAGCAAAGCAGATATGAAATCTATAGATAAGGCAATTGTGGAAACAGTATATACTCATTTCAATGATATTTTCTTAGCAAATAGTAAGCCACTTTGGGTAGTAACTATTTCAAGAGATTCCAGCAAGGATTTCTTTACTGACCTTGTAGCCAAGCATGAAGAAGCAGAGATAATGATTACAAACTATGAAGTGCAGGAGTTTGAGCCAAGTCCTTTATATCCAAAGGCTAAGTATGAAGTATATCCATTTAAGAATTTCATTTATAAGTTAGGACAATATTTAAAATAAAAATAATATTAAGCATTTAAGAGCAAGGAGTTCATATCCTTGCTCTTTTTCCATTTTATAAGTTGGTTGGGATTTTGAGTATGTGTGTGATATCTCTCATATAAAAATATGTTATGTATGAAACAAAAAAGGAGGCTTTGCTAATGAATAAACCTTTATTAAGTGCAAGAGAGGCAAGTAATTTAATAGGTTGCTCAATTTCAACCTTAGACAAGTATGAGCAGGAGAGATTGTTAGTTCCAATTATGAGAGTAGGTGTCAAGAGATATTACTCAGAAGGTCAAGTTAATGATTTTATTGTTGACTGTTGCAGGGGTAGTAATGATTCTTTTGAAAGTAATTTGGCTTTTCTAACAGCAACAGATGTTCGTAGAAAACTATCAATAAGTGTAACAACGTTAAATGAGTTAGAAAAGCAGGATATTTTAAAACCCTGTAGGAGACTGCCTTTAAATGGTAAGAGGTTATACTTGGAAAGTGATGTAAATAAGTTGTGTCAGGGGTAGTAAACAGTTATAGTTAATCTAATAATATCTATAATTAACCTAAAAGTCTTATCATATTCTAGTAGATTTATTTAGATTTTAACTTTTTAGTTTATGCCTTTTGGTAACCATAAAAAATAACAAATTTAATGTAAAAAATACCTTTAGATTTATCATATTTTTAATGCTTTCTTTGGTAACCACATCTCAAATTATACTTTATAACTTTGAAAGATGGTGATTATACATGGAGCTTAGAAACGTAAAAATCTTATTGATTCCAACAAAAGAGCAACGTCAGAAATTTTATGATTTTTCATATTATGCTGACCTTATGTATAATCAGGCTATTGATTGGAATAATGAGCTTTATGATTCTGAAGGTATTTTTTATTCTAAGTTTGATTTAATAAATATGTTACCAGCTTTCAAGGAAGAGCATCCAGAGTTTGCATCTGTTGATAGTTTTGTTTTAAAGACAGCAGTTACAGATTTCAGAACAGCTTTAAATCGAATGAAGCATGGTGCTAAGTATCCAAGATATAAGAAGATAGGCAAACAGTTATCTTTTGGTACTCGTAATGATAGATTAAAAGTCTTTGAAAATAAAGTACAAATTAGTTCAATAGGGATAGTAAAGTGTAAGCATTGTCATTGGTTAACTAAAACTAAAACTGATGAAGAGTTGGCTTGTATGTCTTGGCATAATCCAAGAGTAAAGTTTGATGGTAAGTACTGGTTCTTGTCAGTTGGAGTAGAGGTTGATTTAACTTCAGATGAGGTAACTGATGAAATAATAGGGGTAGATTTAGGTGTTCGTAAAACTATTTATACTTCGAATGGAATTACAAAGCCAAATATAAATAACTCACGAAAAGTAGTAAATCTTGAGAAGCGAAAGAAGCGACTTCAGAAGAAAGTGTCAAGAAAATATGAGTTAAATAAGCATGGTAAGAAGTATATAAAAACTAAGAATATCAAGAAAACTGAAAGACAAATCAGGTTAATTGATAGAAAATTAAGTTGTATTAGAGAAAACTATAATCAAACAATCACAAATGAGTTAATTGCATTACATCCTAAGCGAATTATGATAGAAGACTTAAATGTAAGTGGTATGTTAAAAAATAAGCATTTAAGTAGGTCTATACAACAGCAGTGTTTTTATCGACTTAGACAGTTGTTAATTGAAAAGGCACTAAATACAACGACAACACAAATAGGGGTAGTTGATAGGTTCTACCCATCAAGCAAAACCTGTAGTCGTTGTGGTTATATAAATAGACAGCTTAAGTCAGAAGAAATATATAAATGTCCTAAATGTGGACTCATAATCGATAGAGATTATAATGCATCAATAAACATTCGTGATTGTAAAGATTATAAAATTGTAGCTAATTAATATTGAAAATATAGTCAGTATAAGACTTTAAAACCTACCAGACTGTTACTGGGAAGTCAAGCCTTGATAGGATTGATGTAGTAGCTTCGGCAAGGCATTCAATCAAGATAGGAAAAATCTATAAGTATATTAGATATTTAGTATATTTTAGCAGATTTTGTTAACAGTAGTTCACTGAGAAAGGAGTTTCAATATGTTAGTAGAAGTAAAAGAACCACGCAGTTTAGGAGATTACATGGTAATGCCAGAGATGCCAAGTGTTTATCTTATATATGATAATGGTAAAGAGCTAAAACTTCCATTAGGTTGTGAGGCATTACATGAAAGAATAAAGTTTGCACCATTCAGTATTAAAGAGAAGATAGACGCTCTTGAAAAACAGTATGTAAAGTTGTAGATAGTCTGTAAAAGTAACCAGTTCCAATGAGGAGCTGGTTCTTTCTATGTCAGGGGTAGTTAAAACTGTGATTTTATGATATACGAAAAATTCAATGAAAATCAACACCAACTATAATAGCTACTCCAGAAAATACACCAGTCAGATAATAAGAGAGATTACTAGGAAACATAGTATTCTCTCTTATTTTTTATGTAGAAACCAATTTTAGGCAGCATATTTTCCCAAAACTTCAAGGTAAAAGTGATTTAGTAAAGTCTTGTTTGAGCAATAAGTTCAATGGTGTTTTTCTGGTATTTTTGAGTATTTCAGGGGTAGTTATAAGTCAGATATTACTATATAGAATACTTATTTTTAGGAGTTATGTTCACAAGCAAATCTAAGTTAGCTGATGAACAATATTTAAGGAGTATTAGATATTAAGTTATGTTCATGAGCAAAACACAGTTAGCTGGTAAACATACTTTGAGTAGCAATAGATATTAAGTTATGTTCACGAGCAAATCTAAGTTAGCACACGAACATTTTTCAAGTTAATTTTTCACATATTGCATATCAAATTATATTGTCAAATAGCAAAAGGTTTGGCATTTTAAAAATTTGAAAGTGAGGTAGCAAATATGAGTTTTGTAGATAATGAAATTTTTGACAATGTTATTGTAGGAGAATACAGAGATGATAATGGAAAAATCATTAAGAATGTATATACAACTAAAGATGATGCAGCATTAGTTATAGGTCTTAGTACTTTGGAAAATTTGCTTGCAAAGGCTAACTCAGGGGTAGGTAGAAGTTTTACATTTATGACTTTTGATGAGGCAAACGAAGCTTATGGCGAGAAGATTCGTGCCAATTATAGAAAGGAATTAAAAGCCAAGAGAGAAGCCAAGTTAAAAGCCAAGCAAGAGCAGCAGGAGGCATTACAGGTAGAACAGGAACCAGTTGTATCACAGATAACCTATGAAGAAGCTAATAAGTTATATGGAGATAAAATTCGTCAGGAGTATCAGGAAGAACTCAATAAATCAGGGGTAGTTCTTCAGTCGGAAGATACAAAGGAAAACCATATAGATGCATCTAAGAAAAATCTTAGTATTGCTAACAATGTAAGAGTTGCACAAGCTGATAGAGATAAGACCATGATAATCAAGTTAATTGCTTATGGTAAAACAAAGCAGGAAATTATAGAAACTCAGGATTTCAGTCGTACAAAGGTAGAAAGAGTTATTAGAGAATTAAAAAGCCAAGTAGATAAGAATGGCTTACAAGGAGCTGAGGATTATGTAAATAATCTAGTAAAGACTTATTCAGGGGTAGTAATTGAAACGCCAGATGAAGATAATAGGCAAATTTCCAGTTTCATTCTACTGTATCATTGCTCTTACAAAGAGATGCAGAAAGCTTTAGAAGAGAAGAGATTAACAGAAGAAGCAAAGCAACGAAAGATAGATGAATTTCATAACAAGGTACAGGCAGAAGCCAATCAAGCAGCAGAAGAACATATGAAGCATGTAGATGAAGAGTTGACAAAGTTAGGTATCACAAGAACACCAGAAAAGCCTGTAGCCAAATATGATAAAGATGGAGATGAAATAGCTGATATTGATTCTATATTAAGTCTTGTTTCAGGGGTAGATACCACACAGGTTTCAAAGCCTGTAGAAACACCAGATACATCAGCAGATGTCAACTTTTACATTGATAAAATGAATGAGCTACAAAAGAAAGCTGACAGACGAGAGCAGATATTACCTACAAAACAGGAAGTTTATGCAAGTGATAGCGAAGCTGATGATTGGGGTGAGTAATATGTTCGTAAAGTATATATTTGGCAGTCCTTGTAAAGGACATATTTATAGGTTTGATAGTCCTATGACTGATAGAGAGATAATTAGCTTTGGTCGAATGTTGGTGGCTCAGTCAGGCATTATAGATGAAAATGATTTTACCTATGAGCAAGTGGAAGGTTTTGAGGCATCTATAAAAACTGGTAGCCTTACCCAACAAGAAGTCAAGGAATAATTGAACCAAGTATGTTTTCATCTTTCAGGGGTAGATTTCTTTAAGTTATTTTTCTGAGCGTTTAGTCCACATAGCCCAAACTAATATACTATGAAAATTTTATTGGGAGTCATTCAGTTCATTAGACAGCATTGATATTGTTCATTATAGAAGATTCTATTTCGTAAAACTGATTTCAAAATATATCTTGTGTAACGGGAAAAATATATTTGAAATTTTTTGAAATCAGGAGGACAAAGTAATGAGTTTAAATCAGTTAATGCAGTTTGAAAATATGGATGATGTACAGCGTATTCAGGTAATCGGAAGTATTCTGATGGCTAACGGAGCAAAGAGGATTGTAAGATATTCACGAGGTAAAAAGTCAATCGTGAATATTGATTACATAAGAGAAGGTATCCCTTATGTGTTTATTGAAATTATCAACAATGATAAGGGGTATCATACTTTCAATTTTATTGATTACGATATTTACAATGAATTAGTAGTCAATAAGGGGTACGTTTTCAGAGCGGAGGTTTGTCATCACGATAAAAAGATGTCAATCCAATATGGTGCAGCCAATGTGAGAGTACATGATTTTGTATTACCTCATGCAAAGGCTGTTGACCATGTTTGTAATCATAAGTCAGTTAATATCAGAGAATTATTAAGACCATGTACACCGCAGGAGAACATGAAAAACGTATTGAGGTACTGTAATGTGGATAAGAGAAATAAATCATTTTATATGAAAGACCCTAACACTACAGCAGAAGAAAGAATTCGTCTTGTACAGTTAGGATTTACAATTAAGCATTTGTCTAAAGGCGATTATCTTTATAGCCCAAGTTATAACACTTTAGGCGAGTGTTACACAATGATTAACAAGTTTGAAAGACACTACTTCAGAGAGTTTGCTTTTAACCCACTGATGAATTTCGAATATACTTGGTATGCTTTGATTCTTCAGAAAATGTTAGGTTCTTTTTCATGGGAAGACCTTATTGATTATAACCGCAGTTACTGGATTAGAAGAAGACCAGAAGATGCGAGATATTATATGTTGTAATTCAGGGGTAGCATTTAAACCTCAGAGTCTAGGCTCTGGGGTTACAAATTTATCAGAAAGGATATGATAGTATGACAGATATTAAAGAGTTAATTGAGTGTAGTGATTTAGCTACTCGTCAAGTTCTTTGGTTTTATGAGCTATGTAAATCAGGGGTAGTTAGGTTCTCCCTCAAGAATGAGGAACATATAAAAATACTTACAGACATAATTAATAAAGTAAATGATTATGATGCAGAGAAGTATAAAGATGAACCAGAGTTAATTCAGACAGAAATGGCATCCAGACATCAGTTACTTTATCTCATTTCTTTACAACTCTTGAAATTCGTGGAAACATGATATTTCAGTAATTGTAGATAGGAGTGTATTTAAGAAGTGTGTAGATTAATGGTGGTCGATGAAAATGGCAATCAAGTTAAAACTGAAAATAGCGAGGTAAAAAATTACTCGCTAAGTGTGAATAATCAAAATAAGCTAAACTTGAAAATTACACAGGCTGATGGAAAAGTACTGCATTTATCAGGGGTAGTTAGTTGTTTCAGTGACTCTACCTGTAGTGTATTCAAAGTCAGAGGTAACTCATACATTATTTGTAACTAAGTTCTAGGTCATCTTGAGTAGGAAACAGAGCTGTAGTATTGCTATTGTTCTCTTTTCTTAAAATATATTTTACCACTGTAGGGGAAAAGTCATGTAGTTTACATGGCTTTTTCTCATGTCAGGGGTAGTTTTCAAGTAATTAAAGTTTTATAAGTTTTTACTTGAAAACGCAAATCCTGCATTAACTTGTATAACAAAAAAAATTAGCGAAAGGAGAGAGTATTATGAGAAGAAAGTATTTAGCTACTTTAGCGGTAGTAACAGCTTTGATAACCAGTGTAGTTCCTGTGTATGCTGATTATAGTAAGGCAGGAGATACAGGCTCACAGGAGATTAGCAGTTCTTTTGATGTATCTGCTGATGATTTCGGAGGGTTGATTGTATCTATACCTAACGATATACCTCTGTCCTATGATAAGGAGTCCAATGCTTACTCAGGACAGGATTATGTAAAAGTTTCAGGGTATTTGGACAGTGATTTAAGAATTAAAATTACTGCACCAGATACAATAAAGTTTACGAATGATGATAGTAAGCTTACAGGTACTGTATCTTTTGGAGAAGATGGAAATGTGGAGTATTGGACTAGCGATGAGTGTATGTCAGGGGTAGTTCAAAAGGAGTTAGGTGTCACAGTTTCAGATTTAAGTGATATACATACAGGACACTATTCAGGAGCAATAACTGTAGATGTAGAAATAGAACAGAGTAAATGAAAAGGAGCAATGCAGCATGGAAGAAAACAAAAATGTAAATGAGACAGCAACAGAAAACAAGGATATTGACCAGTTAGTTATTGATGACACTAACAAGGATACTCAGAAGCAGGTAGATGCTTTTGAGAAACTTGATAAGCAGTCAGAAAAGCAGAAGAAAAGATTAAGAAGAAAGGTAAGAATTAGAAATGGCGTAATCCTTGGATTGATTATCGTCATAATCATTTTACTGCTGAGAGGTTGTTCTTCAGGGGTAGGAGTCAATTTCCGTAAGGGAGCAAAAACAGAAACAACTGATTTCAAGGATAGAGATACAGAAGCAGTTAATAATGACCATGTAGATGTATTTGTAGTAATGAATACAACTGTAAACAAGGATAACCCATATTTGTATCTTGCTAATTCAAAAACAAATGTAGATAAGTTCTATCTTCAGTTTGAGTTATATGCTGATGGTAGTGATACATATTTTTATCAAAGTGATTTGGTAGAAGCAAAAGCTGATGAAGATGTAGTTCTTCCAGTTGATGTTTACAGCAAACTTGATAAAGGTAGCCACAAGGTAAAAGTTCTTACAAAGGCTTACTTCTATGATAGTTTGGAGCAGACAAATGGAGGAAGTCAGACAATAACTGTAGAAGTTCAGTAAATAAGGTTTGTTTCAGGGGTAGTTTCTTAAGCAGAGCTACCTCTTTTTAGTTTTCAAAGTTATTTTAGTCTTAACTGAAAAGTGTAAATATCATTTTACACTCTGTAAAGCAGAATAAATCTGCGAAAAATCATTTTTAAGGAGGTCTTTTTAATGAAAAAGAAACAGCTTTTAGCCAGTATGATGGCAGTAATGATGTTAGCGGGTTCAACAATACCTGCATATGCTGAAGGTCTTTCAGAAGAAGGAGATACAAGTTCAGCACAAACAAATGTTACCTTTACAACTACATCTTCTCAGTTAGGTGGTGTAATTGTATCAGTACCAGCAACATTAAATTTGAGTTACGATAGTGCTACCCAGAAATTTAGTTCAAGTGATACAGTGTATGCTTATGGACAGTTAGGTAGCAAATTACAGTTAGAGATTTCTTCTCCTGCAACTGTAAAGTATACCAATCAGGATGTAGCAAGAGCTTCTCAGTTGACTGGTACTGTTGAATTTGTCGATGACACTTATACAGGTTATTGGTCTAGTGAGGAACTTTATGCAGGGGTAGCTGACCATGAACAGTCAAAGAAAGAACCTCTTACCTGTGAAGTCAAAGAAACAAATGGTATTCAGGTAGGTACATATAAAGGTGAGGTAAATTTCACTATTAAAGTTTCTAAGGATTTGAGTAAATCTGTATATTACGATACAGGTGCAGGGGTATCCATCAAAGGCAATGCTTATGATTGGAATACAGATATGTTCAAGTTATTATCAGGAAATGGTGATGTTTATATGAATGATGATGATGATACTACAACAAACTGGTTAGCTGATTCATCAAATACAACATTAGTAATTCCAAGCACTAAGGCATTAGGTTCTACTGAAAGTGGTGATTTTATAACAAAGAATGTAGGAGGAATACTTGGTACAAAGACAAACTACATAGATACAGTTATTTTCCCAGCAGCTATAGCAAATACATCAAAAGGTTTGACTATTGAATGTGGTTTAAAGAATGGTGATAACGAAAATACAAAGATTACAACAATTTATATGCCAGCAGTTAAAAAGATTAGTAGATATTGGACAAATAATAAACTTCCAAATTTAGCTGATGTTTATTATGCAGGTTCAGCTACTGAGTTTGAAGAAGCTATTCTAACTAGTAACTATAATGGTAAAGACGGTAGATATGATAATGAGTCACTTTGGAATGCTAATATTCATGTATTAGATGAAAGTGATAATTGGATTTTGTTTGATAAGAATGCTTTCTTTGTAGACCACCCTACAGAGTAAGTGCTTCAGGGGTAGTTCATAAGATTTATAGAAAGAGTCAGCCAGTCGGTTGGCTCTTTTTTCATGCTTTCAGGGGTAGGTGAGAAACTTTTAGAAATTATTTAGACAATCTTGGCAGAATTGAGTTTTAGAGGTAACATAACAGCCACTATAAACCTATGGAAAGGAGAAAAATTGTTATGTTACTAAATACTATAACTGAAAAACACCCAAATTCTTTTGTATTACTTATCCCAAATACAAGAGATAAAAACCAGTGCGTGAGGGACTGGAGAGTATTGAATACCTCAAGGCATTACGATGAAATCCTAAAGGTAGCAAAATATTATCGTGCTGAGGGTATGAATGACGCAGTCATATGCAGCACTTGTGACGATTTGGTCGTTCCACCAGATGAGTCTGCAAAGTTCTTTCGAGTGTACTATTCAATGCTGACTATTGCAGGGGTAGTTATTCATTTGCCGATACAAGGAGCTGAGTAAAATGGGTTTAATTGATAGAGCCAGAGACATCTATTTTGATAGGGCGAGGGAGCGTTGGAAACAGGAGGGGTTTGATGCTGATATAACAGATATTCTTGATGACTATCGGGAAGAAACAAATAAAAAAATAGCTAGGAATAGAGAGAATGTTCTCATAACGTTTTTAATTAGTCTGTATGATTATGACCATGCTTCATTGCAGTTAGATATTACAAAACTCATTGTGCTTCAGCCTAAGAGAGAGTTTCCTGCTAAGGATAAGAGAAAGCTGTTACAAATCCTTTGGTCTACTATTCAAATGTTGTATGCGGATGATTGGTCTGAAGTATTGAATGAAGTCAATCGTCTGGGAGAGTGGGCTAGGGCAAACCCAGAGGAATTCCCTGTAAAATAGCCAATCTTGGGGTATCCCATAAATTTTTCTGTGGAAAAATTTCAAAAACAACTTGCAATTCACTTCAAACAGAGTGATAGATAACACACGAAAAAAATTAAACTCACGAAATGGAGGATTTATTATGGTTAAGGTTTTAGTTAATGGAGGCTTATTTGAAATAAGCAAGGTTGAAGAGATTGTTGAGAAAAGAGTGCCTTTCAATGGGGCAAATGTGCGATTGGTACAGATTGCAAGAGATGGCAATCAAGCTGTAAGTGGATTGCACTTTTATGTAAATACAAATGACTTCAGCGTTTTTTCAGTGCATGAATTCACGGTTGGAAATCTGACTACAGCTAAGGTCAAGGAAATCATGAAGCAGTTATTGGCTGATGGTTATTATGATTTCTCTAGCTTCACTTTCCAGCCAATGCTTATGCCTGTAGAAAAGTATAAGTTTGATGAAGGTAAGAGCAGACCTTATCTTAGCGAAGGTTCACTCATACAGTTTTGTGCACCTAATGATGTGTTCAGTTGCAATACAAATACTGTCGTTCCACCAGTTAATATAGCAGCACACCCTGAGCTGGATGATTATGATGACCTTGACGATATCAAGGATATGCCTGATGAAATATTAAGAGCAACCATCTATGAGCTTGAGGATATTCCAATGAGGACTCTTGCAGATATGAACAGAGAAGAACTTGAGGCTGAATATTTGGAGGCAAAGGTAGGTGGCTACGATGAATAGGTCAAGTCTGCCAGTATCTGTAAATACAATGAAGAAATGGTATGAGTCTGATGACAAGGTGCTTCAATGCACCTTGCCTTTTCAGAGACATAGTGGTATGTGGAGTCCTATTCTTAAGTCAAATCTTGTGTGGAGCATGCTCGCAGATTCCTATATTCCACCGATTGTTCTGTTAAAAGACAAGAGAGGCGAGGATTCTAAGGGCAAGGATATCTTTGGCTATCAGGTACTTGAGGGGACAGCAGAGACTTATCACAACTTTGTTCCCATTCTTAAATGACGAATTGGAGCTTCATGGAGCTACAGAGCCTGTAGAAGTTGATGGCTTTACATATGATATTGCCGGTAAGAAATATTCAGAGCTTGAAGAGGAACTTCAGGATATTATCAAAAACTACAGATTTACAGTACAGGCTATTGAGAATTATACGATGGAAGAAGCTGAAAAGCTGTATTTCAACATCAATAGTGGGGTAGCACTTTCAGCAATGCAGAAAGGTAAAGCTAAGTTAGGTAATGAGCTGATGGAGTTTGTAAACACTCTGCTTTCAGGCAACTTCTTTACACAGGCTATTAATATTACAGAGAAACAGGCTCTCAAAGAAGATGATTTGCTGATGTTGATGCAGGGCATGGCATTACTTGATCAGCGACACGAGCAGAGAGAGTTTAAAAATATCTCCGCAGCATCTATGCTTTCATATGCCGAGAGCATCAGGAACAGTTACAATGAAGAAAAACAGCAGATGATTATGGAAATCGTAGATTACCTTGATTCTTCATTTGAAAACAAGAATAAATTCCTGCGTAAGAACAATGTTCCTATTGTAATCGTGATGTCAAAGATAGCTCTTGAAAACAATGTAAAGCCTGAGCTTTTCAAAGCATTTATCAATGATTTTGCCAACGCTCTGTATCCTGCCTATGAGGATGCAAGTGGTTCTGGCAATATTAAGATTGTAAATGTAAATCAGAGACTCAAGGTTATGTTCATAGCTATGTGCAACTATTTTGGATGGAACATTGACGGTGTAGGCAAGCCTTTTGAAAGTGAGGATGCATGGTCTTTGGATACAGAGGACTCTGAAAACTCTGAGGTTGACGATGATACAGCAAGTGCTGATGAGGACTCGCCAGCTATGGGTAGTTCTATGAATGAGCCTACGGAAGATGCTGTGGAGGTTGAAACTGTGAATTCAGAAAATATGGACATAGAAGGCGATGATACTGAGGAGGTTGCAGATGAAGCAGGAGAAAATACAGGCATATTTGCTGAGAGTGAATAAGCTGTCAGGGGTAGTTTACAAAGGCTATCTTGCCGAGGTTGATAACACCTTAGAAGCAGAGCAGAGATATGTAAATTTTGATGAGCCACATGGTTTGATTACTGTAGTCAGTATCAATGATGATATTGATGTAATCTGCAATGATGAAGGAAAACTTAGGAATTTCCCAATCAACAGATTCTTGGTTAGTGATGCTGGTGTTGTTCTTGATATGTTGGTTGGGAACATCATGTGCGTAAGGCATAACAGTGAAGGCGAATTCACATCAATAAGAGAGGAAGATATTCCTGTTATTGAGAGCCATTTGATACCTCTGATGCCAGATAAAATGATAGACTACGAGGAGGCAAAGTAATATGTCATACCCAATCAATAAGAAAGAAGTTTACTCTGCAAGATATCCTAAAGGAACTATCGTAGAGCTTACAGAGCCTATAGCTGATAAGTATAGTCCAAAACCTGCAGGTAGCAAATTTAAAGTGGAATATGTAGACGATGCTCTACAACTACATGGGGTATGGCTACCACCAGCTTCAGGTAGTATTGCTATTATTATAGAGCAGGATAAATTCAAAGTAATAATCTAAAGCACAAAATAAGCGACTGGTTGATTCAGTCGCTTTACTTATACAATCTATTCAGGGGTAGTTCTATCAGGCTTTTTGTATTCTATAAGAGCTGATATATCTACATCAAGATAATCGCATAACTTACAGATTAGGTTTGTGTCCATTCTCTGGAATTCATCTCGGCAGTATCTGTTGAAGTTACTGCGAGGAATATCCAAATCTTTACAGACTTTATTTTTGGAGATACCTTTTTCTGCAAGGATTTCATTTATGCGTAGGTGTAAAGTTCCGTAGTTGTACATGAAAATTCTCCTTTACTTTTTACCCTAGATTGTATATAATAAGTGCTGATACAAGAACTCACTATATAGATACTCACTATATAGTGAGTGCGTAGCAAAAATATGTAAAATACATACTTTTACAACAATATTCAAAAGAAGGAGAGATATGTTTTATGAGAAAGAAAAAGTTTACAGCCACAGCAGTTGCTCTGGCTATGGCAGCAGTAACTGTATTTTCAGTTGGAAATACACCAAGTGTAAAAGCTGCTGATGTAACGGACAAGTCAGCTATAAGTATTCATGTTGATGGGGATTATGAAGAAAAGTCGCTTTCAAAAGCTGATAGGGAAGCAATTGCTAATCAGTTGGGATATGAATATTTTGGAGGAGATGTTGTCGTATGCGGTAGTAATACAACAGCATATGTTGACTGGGAAAATAGCAGTATCCCATATTGGAAGGCATATGACTCATTTGTATTAGTTCCAGTTTTATCAAGAGATGATAATGGCAATCTTGTAATAGAGAAAAATGAAGATGGCTCATTAAAGACAAAGATAAATGGTGCATTAGGCTGGAAGGGTAGTAAAAGTGGACCTGCAATTATATATGACGGCACTTCAGAATTTGGAAAGGTTACTGGAAAAAGATTCAATATTCTTCCAAAGGAATATTGGTCAGAAGATTCAAATTCAGGCTGTATAAACCAGAATATGGGTTCTAGAGAAATTGGTTATAATGGTGTTATGGCTGACGATGCATATATCATTAGAGTATATTATACAACAGATGATTTAGGAAATCTTCAAGTGGCTAGTGGACTTGAAACATGGGGAGACGACAATACAGATACATATGGTGCAAATATATCAGATGCTGATTGGAATAAATATTACACGTTGGAAAACAGAGTCAGTTCTTATGTAGATTATTGGTTCCTCCCAGAAGGTGTATCAACAGTATTAAACTTTGAAGATGAGACTCCAGCTCCATCTCCAAGCGAGGATAACTACACAGTTGATTTAGGAGATTCACAGACTATTTCTGCCGATACATTTGCTACAATCTTAGCTGAGAATGCTACTAAAGATGTTATTATCAAGTCAAATAACAATGTAACATTCACATTTGCAAAAGGAACTATGTCAAGTGTAGATGGAAAGACAGAATATGATTTTTCTACATCAATCAACAGTGCTTATGCAGATACAATGCCATCATATATTACAAAGGATAACTTTGTATCACAGATTAACTTCAACTACTCAGGCAAGTTACCAGCAACAGCAAACATCCGCTTTTATGCAGGAACAGAGTATGCAGGTCAGACACTTTATTATTCACTTATGAATGCTGACAATACTTTTGCAGAGGTACAGGCTGTAGTTGTAGATGCTGATGGTTATATGACTGTAAAGCAAGACCATTGTTCAAGCTATGTTGTAACAAAGACAGAGCCAAAGTTACCAAGCAACGATGATACAAAGACTGATGATGGAAATAACTCTAATAATGGTGGTTCATCTGATAATGGAAATACTTCTAATAATGGAAATGCTTCTGCATCAGATAACAATACATCATCTGGAAATACTACTGTATCAACAGATAATAACACATCATCTGCAAATACAACAGCTACATCACCAAAGACTGGCGATATGACACCAATCGCAATTTATGTTGTGATTGCAGTTGCAGCTATGGGAGTAATCGTATTTGTAAAGAGACGCAAAACAGCTTAATTGAATATTATGAGCATAGTCAGACCAGTGATTCTTCGGATTTACTGGTCTTTTCTTATGTCTGCATATCTGACAGTATCAGGGGTACTTTTTATCGGTTTCTGGCTTTCATTTTTGCCCCATACAGCCCTTAAAATCGTGTTGCCTTGTAACTGTGCCACCTGCTATTAAAAGTGGCACAAATCGGCTTTAGCGAAGTTACGTCATTTTCTATCTTTTTACGACCTCTAAACCTATAATTTATTATCTGTTTGGATGTAGGTCTTATTCAAAATAAAATGTTTTTCTGAAAGTATAAGTTAACTAGCTTGTTATAAAGTCTTTATCACGGATAAGAGGTTTCTTGAAAGTTTGTACCTGCAAGTATGTCTAATTCTTTTTCTAAACTATAAAGGGACTGCATCCACGAGCAGTTGTCAGTGTAGTACAGATTGAAATTTTTATATGATTTTCTCTGTAGTTTTGTGAAGTGTGATAGCTTAAGTTTTTCACTGAAAATTTGAGGTGTTATTTGAGGTTTTTATTGTTTCAGGGGTAGTTTCTCATGCAGAAGTTCTTTCTCTTTAGTTTTCAAAGTTATTAAAGTTCTCACTCTATTTTCTCAATCTCAATTTATATTCTTCTGACAGCAAAAATTATGTTTTTCAATTAGGTGTTTCTATAGAAAAGGTAGGTGGTGTTATTGATTGTTGGTGAGAAGATTAGATTATTTCTTACAGATGAGCAAGTTCAGCAATTTAAAAAATATAGTGGAGCATCACGTTTCATATATAACACTTGTTTAGCTGAGTGTATAAGAGCTTATCAAGAAGATGGTATTTCTCTTAAAAAACTTAACCTTATTAAGTATGCAGAGTCTTTAAAGTACGATGAGAAGTATTCTTGGTTAAAGGAGATTTCATCAGGGGTAGTTAGAGTTGCAGCTCAAGATGTGGCAAGTGCTTTTAATAACTTCTATAAACGAGGTAATAAAGGTTTTCCTAGGTTCAAGAAGAAAGGAAAATGTAAAGAGAGTTTTGGATTAAAGGCAGATTTAACTCATTGCAGATTTGAGGATTCTAAACATCTTAAGTTTTCTAAGATTAGGGAGCCAGTACAAATACGAGAGCATTGGATTCCTGATAAGATGTTAAATCCAAGAGTATCTTTTGATGGTAAGTTTTGGTACTTTAGTTTTTCATATGAGATTCCAGATGCAGATTTAACTATCAATCAGGAAAATAAAAACATTACAGGGGTAGATTTAGGCATTAAGTCTTTAGCAGTTACTTCTGGTGGAGTCATTTATAAAAATATAAATAAGTCTAAAAGAGTAAAGCAGTTAGAGAAACGAAAACGTCATCTACAGAGAAAGCTCTCAAGAAAGTATCAAATGAATAAGGAGGATTCAAACTTTGTAAAAACAAACAATATTATAAAACTTGAGCAAGAAATAAGACTTATTGATAGAAAGCTTAAAAATATAAGAAATACCTATATACATCAGGTAACATATGATTTGGTAAAAACCAAGCCAGCTTGTATTGTTATCGAGGATTTAAACGTAAAAGGCATGATGAAAAATAAGCATTTGAGTAAAGCTATCCAGCAACAAGAGTTTTATAAATTCAGACAGTACATTTCTTATAAGTGTCAGGGGTACGGAGTCAGGCTTGTAGTAGCTAATAGATTTTACCCATCATCAAAAACATGTAGTTGTTGTGGGCATAAGAAAAAGTTTTTATCTTTAAAAGAGAGAACTTATATCTGTCATGAGTGTGGTTTAGTTACGGATAGAGATTTAAATGCAGCAATTAATTTAAAAATTTATGGAAAGGAGAAGTTAATTAAAATTGCATAAATAGCACAGAAAGTTATATGCGATATGTAGGTGTCCGTTACACCGAATTTAAGCCTTTAGACTACTAAGAAAACTCAAGTAGCTTTTAGCAAAAGAGAGTAGGTTGATGAAGGAAGTATAAAACTTTTTTGTTATTTATAATTTAATGTAAGTTTTAGTTAACGGAAGTGTTCATATGTTAGATTTCACAAAAAATAATGAGGAATTTAGTGATGTAGGTCAGACAATGACTGCAAAGGAGGTAGCAGCATTGTTTGGAAAGTCAATAACCACAATTTACAATTGGAGAGATAAGAAGCTTATTCACCCAATTTATTCTTGTCCTACTAATCGAGGGGAAATATATTCCAAGACAGAGATTTTGTCTTTGTATAAAAGTGGCTTTAGAAACTAAAGGAGACAACTATGATTAAAGATGCTAGTGTCGTTGATAACAATTTAGTTATTATGATAGAAACAGGAGATTTAATGGTAATGCCACTTAATTCAGCTCATGCTGTCGAGACTGCTTGTTGTAGGAGAAATCTTATCTATTGTGCTGATGCAGGGGTAGTCAATAAACTAAGGTCTATCGCAGAACATAATATTCCTAAAAAGGCTATTACTTCTTACTTTCAGGGGTAGGTGCTCTTTAGTTTTCAAAGTTATTAAAGTTCTCACTCCAAAAATAAAATTTCAAAATATATTTTGTAAAGCGGAGGAAATCTGCCTTGAATTAAATTTTGGAAAGGAGTAAATACCTAGTTAAGTTTTCTAGTTAATGTTTAATTATTATTATTTTTAAAAGGAGGTATGTCTTATGAATAAGACAGTCAAAAAAGTATTTATGTTGATTGGTTTGTTAGTTGTCATCTTCATAGCATGGCAGTTGGTGTTTAATGATGGAGGTATCTTAAAAACAGGATATAATGCCATAGTTAAAGGTATCAACGGTCAGTGGGCTAAGGTAGCTGGTTCAGGACAGAGTTTACTGCCTGAGTGGGGAAGCACAGGAGCTACAGATAATGGACAGGGCTTCGATATCGATACAAAGTAGTCAACTGAATATTCTAGTTATAATCAGGGGTAGCCATCTAGTTGTTGAGCTACCTCTTTTCTATAGAAGGGAGATTGATAATAAATGAAGTTCTGGAAAATAAGTTATGGAGTAGCAGTATTATTTCTTTTAATAGGGGTAGTTAAGTTTTCTATTCCCACATCTTATAATTGTGAGAAAGTAGACAGCTACATATATGCAGATGGAGCTGTTTCCGATGATGAGATAACTTTAGCAGAGAGTTATGTGGAGGCTTTACCATCAGAGTTGTTAAGTTATTTCACTGATAATAACTGGAAAGTAGTGATAACAAGTGATATAGACAACAAGGTGATTGGTAGAACAATCCCATCTGAAAAAGTTGTCTTAATCAAAGAGGGGTATGTATTTCAGGCTCTTTGGCATGAGTTTGGGCATATGTATCTCATGCAGCATCCTTATGATAGTAGTTTCGATAACCTTTATGAGGAAGAAGGTAGAACATTAATAACTGAGTTTTATGGAGAAGCCGATGTAAATTATTGGCTAGAAGATGAAACAGAATATTGGTGTCAAGCATTCCAGACTGTAAGAGTAGCGAATGAGCAGGTTTCAGGGGTAGCACCTAAGACTTATGCTTACTTTGCAGACATCTTCAATCAGTTATACAGTGAGAAGTCAGCTAATTAAATAGCTGGCTTTTTTAATATACACAGAAAAACTACAAAGAGGAGAGTAAAAATGTGTTGCATAGAGTTAAATAGGGGTAGTTTAAGATTTTCTCCCGAAGCATTTTCTCACAAAATAATCAAAACCCACGCAACAAAGAACTCCAGTCTGTAGAGGAACAGTGATATAAAATTCAAAACTTCCAGTTAATAGTTTCAATTCTAAGTCTTAATCAATGAGTGTACAGTAATCAGCTTTTCTAAGCACTATGGCAATGTAAGTGTTTATCTAACTATAAGAGGTAGTCCATATTTTATAGTCCCCAATCATTTTAACATTAAAAATAATATATGATTTCTGGCAGGTATATGTGTAGTATATTTGCTTTAGTTTTATTTGAAAATTTTGAGTGTTTCAGGGGTAGTAAGTTTGCTTGCAAAGATGTCGCTAAGTCATAGCACCTTAGAAATGTTCACGAGCAAAACAGAGTCAGCACACAAACATTTTCAGGCAGTAATTGATATCCAGTTATGTTCACAAGCAAAATCAAGTTAGCAAACAAACATTTTTAGAGAGTAACCGATATCAAGAAATGTTCACAAGCAAAGCTGAGTTAGCATATGAACATACCGTTTGAGTTCTTATTACTGAGATATGTTTACGAGCAAAATGAAGTTAGCAAATGAACATATTTTTTAGTTGGTTTACTTAAGAAATGTCTACGAGCAAAACAGAGTTAGCACTCGAACAATTTCTCAGAATACTACAATTAGCAATAATCAAGTAATTCGCAATGTTGTACCTTACATCCACCATATAAAAATATATTTTCCGAGCAGCACAAAGTATGTTCAAAATTAGGAAAGGTAGGTAGTAATATGAGTTATTGTGTCGTAAATGGACAGGTAGCTATCTTCAAATGGGAGCATGACGAAATAGTCACACTTGAGCCTATAAAAGGCATAGAGTACTTATTTGAAGAGAAAGATCCAGTTGAAATAACAACAGGAGGTAAAACTTATTCAGGGGTAGTAACCACTAAAGGTAATGAGGTTGCTATTGCTGTTTTAGGCAGTAAGAAAGCTGATGAGGTAATCGGAAGAGTTATCTCATACGAAAATGGTGATGCCATCTGTAAAGGGGTAGTGCTTGATGTAGCTGGAGAAGTATATGTAACCCATCAGACAGATGATGAAATTGTATATATTCCGAAGGAGGTAGCTGAATTATGTTAGGAGTTTTAGTTACAGATTTTACAGCAGAGAAGGTGGATGTAGCAACTCAGACAAGTAAAGAGTTACAAGTCAATATCAAAGATAGCAAATATGTTTTTGATATTGGTGAGGAAGTAAAGGTTATTGTAAATAACAAACTTTACTCAGGGGTAGTTACTGAGGTTATGACTGTTATGGTGTTTATCACCATTAAGTCAGAGAAAGAAGTCCCAGATATCGTAGGAAAAACAGTTAGCTATAAGGATAAAACTGGAGTAGTCATTGATATTAATGACTTTAGTATTATCGCTGATGAAGATGCACCATATCTTCCAGATGATAAAAGCTTTGAACCAGATACAGATTATTTGACTATCCAGTTAAATGCTGATAGGTGCTATGCAAAGCGAGAGGAAGTGGTGGAGTTGTGATATTTGGAAAGTTGAAAGTAGGAGACGATGTGAAGTGGCACTTTGGCACAGAAACGTGTACAGGGGTAGTCAAAGCCGTTAAAGGCAAAACAATAATCATTGATACAGGCGAAGTAATTTTAGAAATGAAGAAGAAGGAGCTGAAGAAGATATGAGTTTTTGGAACATTCATGTAAGAAAAGATGGACAGGCAGTTATTACACTAACAGAGCAGTTTGGTGTAAAACCAACACAGATTATTAGACCAGCCAATAAAGATTTGATTTTGACAGACAATTATCTGGAGGTAGATTATAAAGGTCAGAAGTTATATCTGCCTTTTAATAAGGTTTGGTATCCTAAGACACCAACACCTTATGGATTTCTTGTAGCTCAGGGGTACTTACAGAAACAGCCCATGAATTTACTTAATATGTTGTACGAACTATTTTCTTTGATTTTGTACAACAATAATCCTGTGGTAGTCAATAAGTTACCTATTGATGTACAGGCATTATTTAATAAGTATCAAAAAATTTCAAATAAGTTTGACTTTGTAGACTTCGCTGTAATCGGGAATTCAATTCCTTTACCTTATTAAGGTGGTGATTGCAGTGCAGTTGAGAGATGAAAAGAAAGTAAATGATTATACGGCTAAGGCAATCCGAGAGGTATTGTCTATAAGTTCTTTATCAGGGGTAGTTGATAAGCTCTTTTTGGATGATATGCTTTACACCCACTCAATAAGAGTTTCAAAGTTAGCTACTCAGTTAGGTATAACAATGAATTTATCTGATGAGTTAGTATATAAGATATGTGTAGCTGGCTTGCTACACGATATTGGAAAAATAAAAACGCCAGTTACTATTCTTTATAAGCCAGGTAGTCTTACTGATGAGGAATTTGAGGTGATAAAGAAACATCCTGTAGATGGTTACAATTTTTGTAAGCAAGCAGGGGTAGATGATACTGTTTGTAACATGGTTTTAAAGCACCATGTGAAGAAAAACAGTAAGGGATATCCAGAGGGGTATCCCACAAAAACTTTACTAGAAGAAATCATAACAGTAGCGGATATTTTCTGTGCATTGAGTGAGAAGAGAACCTATCACTCAGCCCTTGAATATCGACAAGCATTAGATTTTGTCGATTCTTTCGAGGATTTAGACAAGCAGGTTCTTAAAGCCTTGAGAGAGGCATTCGATAATTAAGTAGTCGCACCCTACTTGATTATAGAAAGGAGGCAGAGGGGAGAGATTCTAGACTCTCCCCTTAATGTTGGAAGGAGTGATAATAAATGAAAGTAATCGTATCGAAGGTGTTAGAGGATAGATTTAGTGAGTTTGTAGTAACAGACTCATTAAAGAGGGTTATTGATTTCACAGGAGTTACAACTCTTATTATACAGAGTTGTATCGAAAGTGATTTTGATGCTGGTGTTTTCATCGGAGATTTGAAGAAAAAAGGTGTAGACCTTTTTCTGTATATTAGCAGTAACCCATCTGCTGTATTACAAATGGTAATCAAAGGGGTAGATGGTTATTACTATGAAGATGAGTTTTACTTTGATGACGAGGAGGAGTTGCAGGTTCTAATCTCCGATATTGAAGAAGAAAGACAGGAAGCCAGTAATAATACTTCCGCTTTCGAAGCAGTAGCAACTCCAGCATTAAATATCATATCCACTTTTATGAAGGGGTATGTCGCAGGAGATAAGCTTGTCCAGACACCTATGTTTTTGGAGCAAACAAATTCTGCTATTGCAGATTTGACGAATGTATTTCGGCAGCAGGAGTTAGAGTTACAAACAATGGGTAATTCTGCTCTTGAAGTTTTTGAGAAGGCAAGTGCTATTATTAGGAATATGAATGAACAGAAGAAAGCTATTGAAAAGCAGTTAGAACAGCTTGAGCATGTAACAGCAAACTCAACTGCGAATAGACCTGCTTTTGGTAATAGTGTTTTGTTTTTCTCCCCATACAAATACATAGGAAACTCAAGGGTATTGGTTCTCAAGGAGTACTCACCTACACGATACCTTACAAGTTTTGTAGTGGGTTTTGCTCATTACTTGCATTATGCATTAAATAAGCGAATAAAGGTTATTTTCTGCATACAAAAGGGGTACTGCACAGGAAAGCGTTACGAAGAGTTTACAAGCATTGACGAAACTACAAAGTCAATGATGAGCTTGTATGATAATGAAATTATCGTAACAAATAGTCCTAAGAAAGAGGTAATGAAGGAATTACTTTCAAAGCCACAGGATGTTGTTATTGTAGTCGATAGGCTTTATGGAAAAGAGGCTATTGTAACAGGTAGATGCACTACATTGAATGTTGTGAGTGCTCGTTCAGATATTACAAGATTTGGTTTGAAAGTGCAGGATACAATTACTTCAGTGACAAGAATTCCAGATTGTTTTGCCTGTATTTCTCTTATCAGGAACTATATGACTGAAAAGGATGCAAGATTAGCAGCATACAATCAGGTTTTTGAAAAAGATTTCAGGAAAATTTGTGAGCGTATACGTTTATAGAAACAAGGAGGCAGGTCTTACAATGAGACCTGTCTTTTTTCTTGCAGTTAATTTTTCTATATACAAGTCTTTTTCGATGTTTCAAAAGTAATCTTGAATTCTGAAGCGTGAAAGCACGATTACTATCAGCTTTTGGTAGGTCTATAAAATACAGGTCTTTTAGGTGATTTTAACTATGTAAGTCAGTGTAGTTTTTATTAAAATAAGTCTTTCCCAATTTTTTCTTCTTTCAGGGGTAGATATCATTAGAGTTATTTTCTCTTTCCAAGTTTTTAAAGTTTTCCAAGTTTTATTTTAAGGCTACAAATATCAATATAAACTTTCATGACAGCAAACAAATAGGATTTCAAATTAGGAGGTTTTGATATTATGGTAGTCATTAATAAAATTTTCATGGATAAGACAGGAGAAAATGTTGTAGCAGTAGAGATACTCGATAAGAGTAATGGGTATTCAGAGATAATGCTAAACAAGTCAAATAGCACTTTCTCTAGTTTAGTTATGTCTAATCAGGTAGAAAATGCAAAGTGGAATAAAGGGGAAATTACTTTCATCGGAAAAATTCAGAGAGCACCTTATTTTTCTATGTGTGCAAAGTTTGAGTATGCATTGCAGGAGAATAATAATTTTCTGAAGATATATTTCGATGACCTGATGCAGGCTCTATGCGAAATGAAAAATAACATTGATTATTTTGAGTTTTATTTCGTCAAAGCTGGCGATTTATATTGGATAAGTACTGATAGAGCTTTACTTTTTTCAAAGATAGTGGGTATATGCAGGAAAAATCCTGAGCTTACAAAGAAGCGTCTAATGTTTGGTGCGGTAGACAGTACAGGAGGAACTATTTTAACAAATATCACAAAAGAAGTAGTTGCAGAATTATCTGTAAGGAGGTAGTTGGTATGATTATTAGTGTTAGTGCCGATAGTGATAATGTGGTTCTTGAGGATAATGTATCAGGGGTAGTAAAGCTTTCTTCTAAGTTAAGTAGAGAGGATTTCAACAAACAGTTAAGTGAGTTGGATTTTGCATATGCGTTAAGAGGTTATGCAGTAAGATATTACAATTCACTTAGGTTGGATAGAAAAATTTAACTATTTAACCATAATAGACTTGCTGAGTTTTATTGTAGATTCAGTCGGTGATGCAGGTCTTGTATAATAAGTGTGATTTATTAAAGCAAAAAAAGGAGGTTTAAAAAAATGGTAGAAGACAGATGGGCAGGTTTTGATATTACAGGCAAGAAGAAGGCAGATAGTGATAAGGTTACTCCAGATTCCACAAGAGAGGAGAAAGATGCAGCCTTTCAGAAGGTTGTAGATTATGCAGAAAGTTTAGGTATAACTTTTAAAGGTCATAGACCCGACACACCACCTATGATGCAGGAAAACTGTATCATTTATACTTTGGATTTGTTAGGTTGTAGAGCTCAAGGTTTAGAAACAAATTAATTATAGTATTCATTCAAGGGTAGTTCTTCAAGGAACTACTCCTGTTTTCTATAGGTAGGTGGTAATTTTGGTAAGATGGAAAGTAATATGTGTTGTAGGTCAATCAAAAAAGACCATAGGCTATGATGTTATATCAGAGCGTGGTGAAAAGCGTACAGTTACTATACAGCAATTGGTAAATGCTATCAATGCAGGGGTAGCAAGTCTACCTCTTTTTCTTTAGGTAAATCTATCTTCATTTAGTCTTAATCAACAAATCTAACATAGCTGTATTTTTACTGTACTATATACGCAAGATTCCAGCAATTCGCAATATTTTTTCCAAATGCAAAATAACAAAATATATTTCACAGAAAGGAGGAGGATTGTATGTGTAGTAACAATTTAGATAAAAAGCAAATAGCCGATTTACTCGGTATTTCTGAAGAGTCTGTAACTTTAATACAAGACTCTGGTGGTTATATTTCTTCAGGGGTAGTTGCAACACTCTTAGGTGTTCGAGGACAGACATTAAGGAATTGGCACAATAAAGGAACCTTAGTTCCAGAAAGAGTGCTTGCAAGTGGTCATAGAAGATATTCGCTTCAACAGGTAATTGATTTTAAACGCAAGAGTAGAAAGGAGGTTTGATAGAGATGGCATTAAAGGTTAAAGACCCTAGCAATAGAGCAAAAGCTGTAGAGGTAAATGCAAGTGATTCAGGGGTAGTCGATGAAGTAGAAGAATTGAAAAAGAAGCTATATACAGATTCAGTTTTAGGTTGTAATAATCGAGCTAAATATGAGGAAGATATAAAGTCTTATTCAGGGGTAGCTACTTTGTTTAGTGTGGATGCTAATAATTTGAAGTATATCAATGACACTTTTTCCCATGAAGCTGGTGACTTCTTACTTTCAGTTGTAGCAAAAGCAGGTATGAAAGTTTGGGGTAATCATTTTTATCGCTCAGGCGGTGATGAGTTTTTGGTATATATTCCAGATGTAGCTCAGTCGAATGATGATTGCGATGCTCAAATTAAAGCATTCAAAGATGAATTGGTTGAGTTAAACAAAGAAAAGCCTGAGTTGCCGGTAAGTGCAGCAGTTGGGTTTGCTTACACTTCTTCAGGGGTAGATTTAAAGGCTCTCTTAGAAGAGGCAGACCAAGTTATGTATGAGGATAAGCGAGCCTACAAAGAAAGCCACCCAGAATATGATATGAGACGAGCTAAAGTAACAATAGATACAGTAAAGCAAGCCATTGAAGATGGCACGTTTCATGAATATGTAGAGCAGATGCGAACAGAAAAAGGCGAAGAGCCAAAACCAAAGCCTGTAGTAGAGGAAATTGATGAGGGTTTCGATGCTGTTGAAGAAGATGTCGCTGAGGATATGAAAGACATGTGGAAGTGTTCAGGGGTAGAAATCGATGAGTCAGTTGACTCTATTGCAGAAGATGAATTACCTGTGCCAGTAAAGAGACCACTTTCATCTGTCCCAGAAGTATATGAGGACTTGAGTGCAGCACATGAGGAAGAAGCCTATCGTGAGGAAGAATTTTCAAAGAAAGTAAATCCAATATTACACGAGACTACAAAGAAAGCTGTAGCTGAAGCTGTTAGGGCTGAAAATGACAAGGTAAAACTTGAGATAAGTGAGGTACTCCAAGACGAGGTTTCGTACAGATTAGGTAAATATGAAAAGCGTAGAAAGCGTAGGGATTTAAAGGAGAAGATAGGTTTCTGTATCAAAGGGGTAGTTCTTATCCTTATCTTTCTTATCATTTTTGGTACTAAGCAGATAAGGATGCGAATTTCTATTGTAGCTAAGGATGCAGGGGAAATAATAAGTGATTTACTTCAGGGCAAGGATACAAGTAGTAATAAGTTGGTAGAGGATTTATTCAAAGACTGGGGTAGCGATATCAATAAAATAAATACCATAGATACAACAAAAGACAAAGGTTTTGATATTAATAGTGAGGAAGGAGCAGAAAGCAATGAGTAAACAGGATTTTATCGAAAGTCACAAGGAAAAATTACTACAGATTTATAAAGAAAAATCAGGTAGCGAAGAAGGTTTTGAGCAGTGGATCACAACACCAGAGGCTGATGAAATTATAAGTAATTTAATTCAAATTTCAGAAGCTATCAGGGGTAGTTCTGAAGTCGATAAGAAACTTCGAGACATTTATAAAGATTATTACAGTCTTTCAGGTCTTTTGTTCGAAGCAGATTATCAGAAATGGTTACAGTCAGAAGATGCACAGGTAGAGTTAAAACAAATTAAGGAGGAGAGCATGAGTAAAACAGATGAATTTCCTAATCCAGATAACAGTTTGGGTGTAAATATCTTTAATGATATGCCTTTAGACAAGCAGTTATTTGTAAATGAAAACAGAAACAAGTTAGAAGCTATATATAGAGTAAATCATATTTTGGGTTCTGATGATGATTTTGAGTATTGGTTAAAAGATGATACAGATGGTGTTGTAGCTTTTCTTATGCAAGCACCTAATGATGTTCTTACTTGTATAGCCAATGAAGTAGTTTTTGAAACTGAAACAAATGATATATTCAGTCAATCAGGGGTAGACCCTATCAAGGCTTCACTACATAGGATTTCACAGGGAGTCAAGGAACCAGAGGATAGAAAAATCGATGATTTACTTGATGAGGAAGGTGAGCCTGCTTGGGAGTTACCATTCAATGGTTGTGAAGATATGATGCAAAATGTTCAGTTAAATGAATTAGCATTAACTTGTATGCAGAACATTGAGGAGCTTGGTAAATTATATCGCAAAGCAGGAGACAAGAACTTCGCAAAAGAGGCTAGGGTGTTTGATTTACTGGTAGCTTATATTAAGAATATCAAAAAAGCAGAGGATGCCTATGAAGATTTAAATCTCATTCTTCAGGGGTAGTAAATGTTAGTCCTATGGATAATACTTCTTCTTTCGGCAGTGTTTCACTTTATTTTGGTAAAAGCCTTGAAAAGGCTTAGGAATGATTATCTGCACTTCAAAGGTCAAAGAGGTATTGATGAAGAATATAAGGCTTGGAGGACATTGGTTCTCCAAGCAATATTTGAAAATTTTATGGTGTTTGTTGTTATAGCAGTAATAATATTCACAATTTTAACAGGAAGGTAGGTAGTAACTATGACAGAAAAGGAAATGGCAAGCAAAGCTGTTAGCACAGAAGCAGTCAATGAGGGTGTAGAACAGGCTTTCAAAGGGGTAGGCACTGGAGAGCATATTGATGAACAGGTAGGCACAACTGTAGAAGTAGCTGGTGTAGCAGCAGAAGCTGAGGATTTGGATGCTACAGTTGATAAACTAAATAAGAAAATCAAGCATACTAAGATAGCTAGTATTATTGTTTGGTTAGCTTGTGCAGGATTATTCATTGGTCGTTTTATATTGTAAGGAGGGCTGATTATGGATAAGGATATGAAAAAGAATGTAGAAAGACTTGGACAGGCATCAAGGCTTATCGAAGAGGAACAAATGCATGGGGATAATATCGCAGGTATTATTGAAATCAACGAGAGGACAGAAGATACAAATGAACTTATTACCAAACTTACAAAGAAACTCAAAGTTTGGAAGGAAGTTCTTATTACAGGTATTGTAGTTTTCATTTTAATTCTTCTGTATATGCTATTTTCAGGGGTAGTTCATCAAGAGCCTACTCCAGTAGCTCCAGATTATGAGGAAATAGACCCTAATATTTCTACAGAAGTTACCAAAGTAGAAGAGCCGAGGGATGAAACAATCTACTGGTATTACAAGAATGCAGTTCCAGATATTGATGTGTCGAAAATAGAAACTTCTACAGTACATAGTATCTATAATCAAGGCTATGATGTTCAGTATCTAGGCTATATGACAGATAGATATTGGGGAGATATGCTTTACCCAAATGCTGATTCTGTATCTCCTTTAAATATAGATGCTGTTCCAGATGGTAAAGTTTATTTATTGGATAGCTTGACGGAACAGTATAATTCAACTCAAAGAACATATGAGAAACTTGATGGGGAGATATCATACACACCAGTTACTGAGGCACAAGATTACAATTTTTGTTGTGCTTTAGCTATAAATGATAAGGATACTCTTGTTGCAGCAGATAGTATCTTGTTTGAATTTTATAATGAAGCTTCTTTACAGGGTATAGAGTCTACGCAAGCTTATGGAGAGTCAGGCTTAGTTATCACAGTATATGATGATGTAAGTGATTCTGAAATCCAATCAGGGGTAGAAGCAGTTCTTGACTCATATAGCAATAAAGAAATGTTTTATCTTGGTGATACAGATGTATTTGATAAGGCAGTTGAGCAATTCAGTTATTTAGGTGACAAGGTAAAGGTTTCTTATATTTCAAAGGATAAGAAGTCAACCGATAATGAAGCTCCTGCTGATACAAAGGTTACAAAAACCTATATCATCAAAATTTATGATTTGCTGGAAAGTATGATTCAAATGGCAGCATTAAATCATTGGTATTGATATAACAGGGCATCGGGCAGTTGCTCGGTGTCCTACAGTTTTTGAAAAGGTTTTTAGATTCAAAAATAAGAAGTTTTTAAATATGTTATTTGCTTCAATAAATAAAAAAGAAGTGTGTAAAAATTTCAAGGTTATTTGCTTAACCTAGTCTTTATGGAGCAAGGAAATGTAATTTGAATTTTGCAAGGTATAAAAGGAAAGGTAGGTGTTATGGCAGTGAGAAAGCAATTATTTATTACAATAATTATTGTGTTGTCTTTATTATCAGGTTGCAGTTTAAAATCTATATCAGGGGTAGTTCCTATACCTTTTGAGTTAAGTAGTTATACCAGTAAAGAGTACAATATAGAGACCTGCAATAATGGATATTATCAAAGAGTTATAAATGTTTTAGATAATACTTTCTCAGAAACAAGTAAGGCTTATTTCACTGGTAATGATTGGAAAGTAGTTGTTATTGATGAACCACTAGACTTTGGAACAGGTTATATACAGTCAGGAGCGTGTGATTATAATAATAAGACTATAACAGTTTATGCTTTGTATTTGGAGAACGCATTAGAGCATGAATTAGGTCATTATTATATGCATTTATACAATACAAATATAAAGAATGATTCAGATTATGAGAAGAAATTATTCGATGAAGAGAGTGGCAATATAACAGCAGACAGTACCTTTAAAACAGAGTATGTAAAGTCTAGTGTAAGTGAATTCTTTGCAGAGTCTTTCAGGGGTAGTGATGCTTGCCCTAAAACAAGTGATTTTTGTTCGCAAGTAAAGGACAAGGTTGATAATTTTAATGCAGTTATTAATTTTTACAGTATAGAAGATGTAGGAAAAAATTTCAGAGGTTTAAATGAAAGTAATAATTTCCTTGTTACAAGTGAAGTAGATATCAATAAATTGATAAAGTTATGTGAAACAATGTCTGATGAAGTCAGGGGTAGTATTGAAGGTCATTATTATGTGCTTTTAAGTACAGAAGATATAGAAACTGATAATCCACAGTACATAGTAATCAATGCAAAATTACCTATAAATCAGATAATAACACATTTAGAGAGGAAGGTATTAAAATGAGTGAGTTGCAGAATAAACAAAGAATATATGATTTAACAAGTGAATTAGAGGCTTTAAAGCCTAAAGCTGATTCCTATAAGCAGATAGTTACAGATATTGCAGATACTGTTGCAGGTTATGTAGAAACAAGTAATGACCCTAAAGAAGCTTATGAAGTATTACGGGCAGTAGCAAATATTATTTTTGATGATTTGATTATTAACAGCGATGAGTGGCTTAGAGGCGGCTTAGATTTTTCCTTATATAGAATGATAGGTATAGCATTTATGAATATGAATATTACTTTATCTAATAAGGGAACAAAGTTTATGAGTTCTGAAGATAAATATTCAATATATGAAGCAGAGGATAGTCTATATGATTATGAAGATGAGGACTATTCAGTTTTCACAACAGAGGTAGGTGACATTGATGAGGTATAAGAAGGCTACTAAGAAACAGGTAAACAAAATCAAAGCTTTAGCCGAGAAAAATCAGTTGAGCATTGATAATATAAATAAATTAAGTCAAACCGCAGCCAGTCAGCTAATAAGGAACTTAGAAAGAGGAGAGTTAGATGCAGGAGGTAAAGAAGTATGTTAGGTATAAGAGATAAAATATATGAAGCTTCAGAGATGGAGTTATTACAAATAAGTTTGCCTTTTTTGAATAACTACATAAAATCTCTAAGTGAGGATTCAGTAGAGTATTTAAATTGTATTATTTTGCTCGAAGAGATAAAGAGAAGAGATAAACAGGTAAGAGAGTCTTGAAAGAGGCTTTCTGTTCCAATATGATTGATAGCGATTTTCAATTTTTGCAGTAAAATCATTAGTTAAATAATGAACGACCAAGTCTTGTAGGTGCAACAGCTTACAAGGCTTTTTTGTTGCATTTTTATTGAGATAAGTGTGTGAGGTGCTGTTTGTTTTTGTGTAGTTACAGGTGACTTTAGAAAATTTCCTCATTCTTCAGGGGTAGTAATAGCTTTAGCCTTTGTAATTGTATATTTTGGGTGAGATAGGGGAGTAAGTTTGATATTCAATAAGTTTTATATAAAGATGAATATTATAAATTCTCTCTGAGTTGTTATTTCTCTCAAGTGGGGAGTTAGCTCATTTGTGTGAAAACATATATTTTTCTTTTGATATAATAACTTGATTGAAGAAATTTACAAAGTTTTCAAATGAGCAAGTAACTTAGAAGAAAAAATTTATCAATCTTTCAACTGACTTAAGATTACAGAAGCAAAAAATTATATATTTTTCAATTATGATGTTTCACCACTAGCAAAAAATCTCAAATTATTCTATTTATCAAACAAATCGTTTGAAAAAATTATTAAATTATTTCGGCAAAAGTCAAAAGTCAAGGAGGTATTATTATGGCAGAGAAGTTATACACACAGAGAGAGTTTTCAGACCTTGCAGGTATTTCAACAGCAACTACAGTTAAGTTACTTAAAGAGGGAACACTTAAAAGAGATGTATCTGGTAAGATTCCATCATCTGAACTTCGCAGATTTTATATCGATTTTATAAAGAGATATTCTGCAAAAGGCACATTTATTATTTGTATAGATGATACAGATGAGGTTGTGGCTGACATTAAAACCAAGTTTGAAAATCTATGGAACTTACAGACAGGTTCAGTTCCTAATTATATAACTTCAGTAGATGATTTAGTGTCTGGTGCTTTACAGGATGTAACTGGTTTAGATAGTGCATTTTATAATGAACTTCAGCAGGAGAAGTACAATAGAAGAGTTCTGACACAATTTATCACTCGATATAAAGGGGTAGTAGCGGATTGTCTAGTTAATCTTCTAAGCGAGGGAAAATATGATAATTTATTATCTTTACCTTGTAATGTTTTATGGGAATATTTTCTTTGTGATAAACTTCCAGATAATATTACAGAAGATATGCAATCTATTTTAAGTTTAAATGAAGAGAAGTTAAGTATGACTAAGCTTGGTTTAAATAATAGATTTACTGAATTAATGAATGAACTGTCTATAAAAAATATGGAGACAGGAGTATTGTTATTTAGTAGGTCTGATTTGACTTTAGATTTCTTTAATAAAGAAGGTTCATTATATAATAGCTTTTTCTTTGATTCTAATGGTAAGAAAAATCCAGTGCATTTAGGTGGCTGTTCAAAACTTACAGCCGAACTTGCAAATGCTACAGCAGGTAAGCGTTTTAAAAGTAATATAGATAAAATGTTAAGCAATGGTTTTTATTCTGTAGTAAATATTAAATACACTTTAAATGAGGTAGGTAAACAGCTTTGTAGTTCTGTATTAGGAGAAGATGAGTTTAATAAGTGTATCAATAATAAAGATGCATCCTTATTTAGTTACGATAAAACTTTAATTACAACTATTTCAACTATTGTAAATAGTGGTATTTTTTCATCAGTCTTAATTAATTGCTCAAGTGATGATATGCAAACAAAGTTACCGAAAGAATTATTAATGTCATTGAATATTGCTTTAAGTAATAACACTATAACTCTTGGAAATATAGTAGGTTAGGAGGGGTAGTGCTTAAAACTTCAAGTTACCTTAAGATTTTATAGTTGATATTTTTGATATTCTTAACTGTAATATTGTGGAGTTTGATTTGGAAAAAGCAAGTTTGCAGGAAGTAGCCATGTAATATTTCCTTACAATGCAATAAGTTTTATGAGAAGAAGCATCCAGTTTGGGTGCTTTTTCTTTTGTTCTCTTATAATCAAACATCTTTGTAACTCAACATTTTGTTGTAGTTATCTTTTATTTTCCATATGAAAACTGATATTGATGTCAGTGATAACCTGTGTAGTCACTGGTATTTTCATAATGCTGAAAATCACAGATTGTATCAGGGGTAGTTCAATACTTTATGAGTTTATCTTTAGATGTCTTAATTCAGCTTTCTAATATGTGACGCAAGCCACTCAAGACGAAATTATATTCCTTGTAACAAAAACAAACTGACGCACGAAAGTGATGCGGTTTGAAAACTGTGCCACAGAAAACCTTGAAAAGTAGGGTTTTTAAATTTTACCCAAAATAAAAAACAATAAATTTTCTGATGCAAGGAAAGGAGAGATTTTTATGGAAAAAGGTCAGAAGCCAGCTTGTAGCAATCCATCAGGGGTAGCTAATAAGCCATCAAGCAATAATAACCTATTTACTTTTATTTCTAATTTTAATCGTTGTTATGATTTGTTAGATGAAACTAAGACTGTAAAGTGCATGAATGAGAAAGGAGAAATTTATGAGAAAGAACTTACAGATGAGGAAGTGATTTCTATTAAATCAGTTGCTGATGAATTTATGTCTGAGTTTAAAGAGTATTTGTTAAATGGTTCTTATGGTCAGTCGGAGAAAGAAGCACAGTTGATTAAAATGAAGCTGAATAATTGTAACTCTGAAGAAATTATGAAACATTTGAATTACACAAATCAATCATCAGTTAGGTCATCTATAGCAAGATTGACCAACAAAGTTTATCGTCATGTTTTTAATAAAGAGACAATTCTTAAAGGTCTTGATGAATTATCGAGTGTAGAAACGCTACGAAAAGGTATTATGTGTATTCGTACCGCACGATTTAAGTTTGATATGTCAGATGCTTTTCCTTTGGAATTTAGAGAGCAAATCAGGGGTAGGAGTGAGAGAACAAGGGTAAGAGCAAACAGTTTTGATAAAAATGAGGTGTTAAAAGTTATTAGATTTTTAGCAACTTATTCATCGGATGTTTTCACTGCAAATTTGAATGACTTAGATAAAAATGCTTTGACCTATGTCTTGAGAGCGTTAAATCAGCCGAAAGATGCACCTAATACTCAGCCTAACTATATGTATCATCTTTTGATAAGTAATCCAGCTTGGTTATTAGATTACTCAGAAGAGAAACTTGAAGGTCTGATGAAAGATGGAGCTTCAGATTTTAATTCTGTTCGTAAAAATATGAAGGATTAAGGAAGAGGGTGATTAACATGAAGAAGAAAATTATAAGTATCTTATCAGTTTTCACAGCTTTAGTAGTGACAGTTACACCAGTCCATGCTATCACAGGAGGAGGTGACGATAGTAGTATTTTTCAGTCAGAGCTTACAACTTTTTTAGGTCATGAGGCTTCAGAGAAAGAGGTGCATGATTATAGTCTTATGATTTCCACTTTAAAAGCAGGAGACTTATCTACGAATGCTATAGCAGGTATTATAGGTAATGTAAGTCATGAGTCAGGTGGAAATATCTTTGCTCTTGAGGGGTACGGAGGCAAGAAGACTACAGATGAAGCAACATATTCCAGTTTTGAAGATGGTAAGTCATATGACTATGGAAATACAAAACCCAGCACCTATAAGTATAAAGATGGTGGAGAAATTGGAGGGGTAGGACATGGTATTGTTCAGTGGTCTTTTGAACGAGCTAATGCCTTGAGTTCTTTTGCTGAGTCACATCCAGAGTTTGGACAAGTTGTTGTAAAGCATTGGAAAATATCAAAGACAACTAGTTGGGAGCAAGAAACATGTCATATACCTAATATGGCAGGTCAGGTAGCTTTTATGGCATCAGAGTTGGCAGATGGTTATAAAAATGTAAGGGATAAAATGAAAGGAGCCAGTACAGCTAGTGAAGCAGCAGAGATATTCATGAAAGATTATGAAAAGCCAGCAACTTCTACAGCTACTGAACGTCAGCAGGCAGCCGAAAATGCAGTTAAAATGATAGAGGCTTGTACAGGGGTAGTTGGAGATGCCCCAGCAGGAGGCACAACTTCAGATGGTGATACAGATTTAAATGATTCAACAGCTATTGCAATTGTAATGTCGAGTTATTGGTCTGAAGAAGAGTTATCAGCTTATATGAAGTTAGCAGAGATTAATATACAACAAGAGTATCTTGATAAAGCTACTAGAGACAAACTAAGTCAAAATGATTTAGAGAATTTATCTTCTTGGGAAAATAATGTTACAAACAGTAAGATGGAAGATAACTTCATCACTCGAATGAGAATAATAGTTATGTGGTTAGGTATTTTCTTCATAATTTACATATTTTTAATTTATCTTGCTTATTGGTTTGATAAAGTAAATAGCATTATAGATATAGATGTTTTAAGTATACTTACTTTTGGTAGACTTCATGTGGCAGTAGACGATAAAGAAGCTACTTATAGTTTGGGTAAAAAGCAAGACCATGTAACTGTAAATCATAAGGATATATGCTTTATCTGTATTACAGGTCTTATATTTGGAGTATTACTCATAACTGGTAAGTTCTATAAATTGGTAGCAGGTTTGGTTAATTTTATTTTGAGAAAATTAGGATGATTTAGAAAGGCAGGTATTTGTTATGAAGGTCTTGAATTATTTAGTGTTTGTTTCGGTGCTTATATTTATTCTTTTCTTATCAGGGGTAGTTTTTGCTACTATAGGTTTGATTAAGCATCGTGAGGATAAGAAACTATATATGTCTAATGTAATAAGTTCAGCATCTATTTCAACAATTGCATTGGTTGTTTGTGTGATTTGTATTTCATTTTTAAAGTCAATGTAATAAACTGATTTTTTCAGGGGTAGTTCTTCGGAGCTACTCCTTTTTTATACTCAGAAAAAACGTGTTTCTTCCTATTATATATGTATATATCTTGGCACTTGTCTTTTTTCTATATGATTCTTTTGCTATGAAGCACAACTAACAAATACCCTGCTACATTTTTGTACAGATTAGCGGCTGGAATAGCTTTTCTTTCAGAGTTATAGTAACACACGCAAAGAGGTCGTATAACGGTTAAATTTTGTCGGAATTTTGTATAAGGCTCACACAGGGCTTGTATTTCTCAGTGGAGAGTAGTTCCAAGCAGTGCAGAAAAAGCCCACACGAGGCAATATACGAGGTCGGTTTCAAGGTCTTAAAATATGTATTAATCGACCTTTGCGATAAATGCGGTGTTTGTGCAATCGTACCTTTATCAGGGGTAGTTAATCCGCACTCCTATGCGTGTTTATACGACTTCAGCAAATCATAAGAAGAAAGGAGTTGCCTGTTATGAACAAGAGATGTGTTGCTCTTACAGATGAGCAGTATCGTGAGAGTATCAGCTTATTGCGTTCAGGATTTATTCTTGATGAAAGACTTATCAAACCCAATGAGAGGATTGCAGCAGTTGAGGTTCTCCAAGCTACCTTAGGTTTACGACTTGGAGATACTTTGAAACTTAAAATGTGTTCCTTTATCAAGGATGGTTCTCGCTACCGCTTAGATATCAAAGAGCAGAAGACTGGAAAAATGCGTACATTTACAGTTCCTATTGAGGTGTACAGCTTTATTCAGGATTATGCTATTTCCAACAACATAGGAGCTGATGCCAAGCTCTTTGATATTTCTGAGAGACAGGTGGAACGTCATATGAATAAGGTATTTACCAAGATGGGACTGCCTTTAAGACAATATGGTACGCATAGTGCAAGAAAATTATTTGCCACTAAGGTCTATGTAGAAAATGATTACAACATAGAGCTGGTGAGAGTATTGCTCCAGCATTCCAGTGTGGTTACGACACAAAGATATATTGGTATCCAGCAGAAACAGGTTGAGGATGCCCTTGCTGGTACAGTTGTAAATTTAGTTTAGGAGGTGCAGCAATGACAGTAGAGGAGGCAATAAAAAATTTTATTAATGAAAGCGAGCAATATGAAATATATGAAAATTATTCAGGCAGAGGTATGTTTGGCAGGACTTGTCTTGGTGTCATAGTTCAACAGAATGACTCATTCATGGACTTTATTATTAAGCTCACAAAGTATCTGGATGACAATGATGTTGATGATGTAGATTTCAAGCTGGAGGGAGCTACATACGATAATCTTGGCTTGGATACTATAGTTTATTTTCCAAACATAGGAGGTAGTCATGACTAAGTTAGCAAAATGGCATGTTGAAGAAATGTTAGAAAATTTTGTGTTGGGAGGATTCCCTGTAAAGGATGATGATAGGTTCTTAGCTTGCTCATCTATTCTTACATCTATGATTGATAATGTTGAGGTCGATGAGCCTAATAAGGCTTTCATTTTCCATACAATGTCTGGCAGTGAATACCTTTGTCCATTCGAGGATATTAGATGGACTTCTAGGTTTGCTGAATTTTCCAAAGATAATCTGGAGCGTTTGAAGGTTTCACGAGGCTTTGTAGATGAAGCAATAAAATTAGCCCATGAAAAAGAAAGTTCTTTTGTTACTTGGTTAGAGAAGGAAATCTTTAATGGAGATTTATTCATAGAAATAGGGGCAGGTGGTATTTTGAATGTTCATTTTAAATATGAAGATAAAGTTTACCGCATAAGTAGTCAGATACACATGGGTATGTTTTCAGACTCATATTTATATCGCTTGTCAGGGGTAGTCGACTTCAGGCATTATGCGTTTGTGGGTGGTTCAGTAAACACATATCATATGAGTGATTCAATCAAGAGATTGGTTGTAAACAATATAGGCAGCAGACCTGTAACCATAGACAATGTAGTTTATAAGCATGGAATAAATGTTACTCTTGTAACTGAAGAAAACCATCCAGAGGGCTTGTTTTCTCCTGATGTATTTAATGGAAAAGGTTTGTTTAGTAATTTTATAAAGGAAGGTGATTCTAATGTTTAAAGTTATTCTTTATCATCCGGGACAATATGGTGTATTTAGTGATGATACATACCATGTATGTGAAGATGTGTATGCTAGATTTGAAATGCTTGTGGGAAAGGAAGAATTTCCTTTTCGTGATGAGGCATCTATAGCTTTTCTTAAGAAGAGAAATTGCAGTTTCATAGAAGGCGATAGATATGCGATTCGTGATGGAAATGATATTAATAGAGTTTTTCCTATCACATATATCAATAGGTGTGAGCAGGAAGGTCTTATTTTAATTAGCAATTCACAAAGGGGTATCTATACGCATACAAAGCATCTTGACCGCTTAGTTATTAATGCATTAAAGAAATTAGATATTGATATCCTACTCGCAATATGTGTAGATGAGGATGATATGTACAATCTTTTATTTGCAATAAAGGATTTTGAACCAGTTAATTTTGACTACGGCAAGGATTTATTTAATTATTGTAGGAAGTTTGAATATGACTGGAGACGAGATCTGCCAGATATAGCTCGATTAATAGACATGAAATATCCAGAGGGGTGTGAAATTATCTTAACTTACAGAGAGTGGTTTGAGTCTGGTGTAATTTGTGATAAGAAAATATTTGCAAAAACACTTTTAAAAGAAAAGCTGAGAAGTAGAAGACTTGCTATTATGTTGATTGACTTTATGAAAGACGAGTCAGTCAGGTTGTCAAAAATCAATTCAACAAAGAACCCAGATACTAGACTTCTCTTTGATGACCTGCCATCTGTTGCAGATGATGTAAAGAGGACATTTTATCTAATTATTGATATTGATGAAACTATCCGCAGTGAAAGAGATATAGTTGATTATTGTATCTATGGTGGTTGGATAAATAAAGAGTTTGTCGAGGTATTGGGTAAGGAAGAAGTCTTACCTATATTTGAGGATTTAATTCCAGATATTCTGCAAAGAAAGATGGTGATGATATGTGGTTAAGCTACCATATTCCTTGTTTCTACTTAAACAGGGGTAGTGTTTGTGCCTGTTTCAACAAAGATTTCAAGGCAGAGCTTTTAAAAGGCTTAGAAAAAGAGGGAGTTACCTATATTAAGCTGGAAACAGTCAAAGTAAAAATGGGTGATGATTTTGTTGATGAGGAGATTTTAAGTTTTTATACAGATGATAAAAATACACATGAAAAACTACAGACTTTCCTCGATATTTTTGATGATGCTGTTAATAAATATGAGTCAGATTTAAAACAGGATTGTTATTTCTTCGAGTTTGATGGTTGTATGCTATATGTGCATTGCTCAGGGGTAGTTACAAGAAGTCGTAGTCGTATTTCACCAGTAATTAGAAAACTTGAAGAAGTATGGAGAGAGCATCCAGATCTGCGTTTGGGACAGCTTTTGATTGATTGTGCAAGTGACAAGGATTTATTTAACTTGGAAGATGATGAGCTGTTGGAGGCAATGGAAAGGTTTGGTGATGAAAATGACTTTGAGCGAGTCTTATAGTATTCTTGAGAGATACTATCTATTATTGGACGATACTTTTCAAGATAGTAATGTGGAAAGCTTTGATGTTGATTCAGCTTATACAAAGATTGAGCTTGAGAAGGTATTAAGTGAGCAACCATCACTATCTATCAGGGGTAATTCTTTTCTTCGAGAGCTTTTATCTGATGATATAGGTGAGTCAGTTGCAGAAGCAATAAAGATAATATTAGAGGGTGGTGATAATCTGTGAATTTATATATCAGTGATTTACATTTTGGACATAAGGCTGTTGTTGACTTTGACCATCGACCATTTTCAGGGGTAGAAGAAATGGATGCTGTACTAATCCAGTTATGGAATAGCAGAGTTACTAAGAATGACCAAGTCTATATTTGGGGTGATTTTGCATTTCATAATGAAAAGCCATATAGTTGGTATCTAAAGCAGTTAAAGGGACAAAAGCATTTAGTTATTGGCAATCATGACAAGAAGTTACTGAAAGATGCTGAGGCTATGAGCTATTTTGTTTCAGTTGATAGTTACTTAGAAATAACAGACTGTCAGAGCAGAATTATTCTGTCACATTATCCTATTGCTGAATGGAACAACTTTCATCATGGCTCATATCTCATCTATGGTCATATTCGTAACAGAACTGATGAAGCGTATCAATATATGAAGCAATTTGATAGAGCGTTGAATGCAGGAGCCTGCATAAACAATTATACACCCAGCTCTTTGAATGAGTTAATCAGAAATAATAAAATCTTTAGAGAAAATAATTGAAAGTTGCGTATTAAAACAAAAAGCTACCTTTTATCTATTGCAGATATATAGGTAGCTTATATAAATACATAGTTTTTGGGAGTGATTTTTATGATATCAGAAGAGTTAAAAGAAAAATTTATTGAGTATATGCTAGACAATAGACAAGTTGAAAGAAAAGTAGAGTATCTTGGCAAACATCCGAAGAGTAGAAATGGAGTTTTCAATTTAATAAAGGAGTTAGCTGATTGCGATGCTATAGAAAAGGGAGTGATATTAGGTATTAAAGCAAATTCAGACAATCTCAGGGGTAGGCTAAGCTTTTTTGAGATGCAGCAGGGTGACTTAACTTATGTCACCGACTCTAGGGGTAGGAGATTTGTTATGTTATTTACTTCAAAGAAGAAGTTTGAATTGTGTCCAGATATACAAGGCTATGTCTGTTTTATTAAGGAACTGTTTGAGGCTTTAGCAGTAAAGGAGGCTGTAGATGGTATTGCTTTCAATATCAATTCTGATGAGATACTGTTAGATAAGTTTGTTATACGAATAGTTCTTGAATTTATTAATAGAGCTGGTGAGTAATCACTGGCTTTTTTCTTTGACATTTTTCATGAGTTACTTTTTGCGTCTAAAATTTGTATTGGGTTTGAGTATTAGACTGAGCTGAAAAATTAGAAGTGTCTTATTTCAAAAGACAAATTATATTTTTCAGGAGGTATTATTATGTTATATCAAGTTCCAGAGTTTCAGGAGGGGAATGTGCCAGTTACAATCGCAGCCAGTATAATGGGAAAAGACCAGCAATTTCTTCGGGAGGCTATGAAACGAGGGTTAGTTGATTTAGGAATGTGTTATCAGAAAGAGGGTAGTAAGCAATATGACTTTTATATCAGTCCTTTTAAACTTTGGCAATTGACGGGGTATGTATATAAAGGTCTTGAGGAAGAAACAAGACTTATGGAGGAAAGAAAAAGATTGACGAAAAATAGAAGATAGTTTATAATGAAGACAGTAGAGTTAGTTCTGCTGTTTTTCTTTTGTTTTATGTGTAGCTTAAGTTCGGTCTTATCCTCGCAGTTTTCTACTTGCATCTAAGTTGACATCGTGGTAATCTTAGTTGCGTAGGCTTCGGATTTGACTTATTAGATTTGTTGTGGTTCGTTTTGGTAAGTTGTGTACTTGTTATCTACTTGTTAGAATTACTACACAAACCCCGAATTTATGGGCTTTACAAGCTTCTGTAGAGGAAGCAGCTGACAACGGCAAGTTCTAATTGTTAAAGTTTAAAAACATGCATAAAAGCCGCAGTTCCGAGGGATTGCGGCTTTTTTATACATGTATAGGTTGATACGCAATGTCAAAAAAATAAAAGGTTCGAAGACCACATGGTTTGTCAGAGTGGCAACGTAAATGAAAGGGGGCAATGCATATATTATGTTGTTTAAATTAGGAATATATTTTATTGCAATAGGAATTGTAAAATTTATCATTTATTTTATTAAAAAGATGGGAATAAAAAATGCCGAAAGGTAATCGGTCAGTACAGACAAGGCAAGTGAAAAGTACAAGTAAGTCAGACTGCTGCAATTTCTGAATTGATGAGAGAATTCATAGAAAAATATAAATAATTTTAAGTCCGTTACTTTTTGAGTAGCGGATTTTTTAATAAAGACTATTGATATATTGTGAATTGTATGCAGGTAAAGTGGATTATGGTATACATGTAGATTATATAGTTGATATAAAGATTGTTGAATTATAGTAAAAGTTATAATAAAGGAAAGATTAAGTTGGTTTCTATAAATTTAAAGGGAGATATTAATAATGACGGGGTTAAAAACACAAGAATCGAAAGAGTTTGTTGCATTTTTTAAAATTGTTCAGGCGGAGGCATTGAAAGAAAATAAAATCTTTTTTTTAGATGCCGGAGATGGGAGAGATATAAATCTTCCGGGAATATCAGGTGAAGATTTAATGGGATGGCTAATTCCTATCGATATGGCTGACGATTTTAAAAAATATTGGCTGTTAGATGATGTAAATGATGATTGGAGCGATTATTTTATGTTTGCAATTTGGGAAAAAGATGAAGATGAAATAAAAATAAGATTTGAATGA